TTATAGGTTCTGTATCTACAGGAGTTGTATTAACTGGAGTTGTATCTACAGGAGTTGTATTAACTGGAGTTGTATCTACAGGAGTTGTATTAACTGGAGTTGTATCTACAGGAGTTGTATTAACTGGACCACCAGTAGTTAAATTAGAACCTTGTGGTGCGGGTATAGAAACAACTACTTCTGCATATTCACTTACAGGCCCTGACCAGTTAGCAACTCTAATAGAATATGTAGCGCCTTCTGTCAAACCAGTTAATTCAATAGATTCTGGAGCGCCACTTGTATTATAGGTACCACCCTCATATGGATTTTCTGCATTAGGATCTTCAGTTTCTACCTGATAAAACCAAGTATTTGCTGTATACCCTGTTGGAAGTTCTGGCGCTATGGTAACTACTGTACCCTGAACAACTGTTTCTAAAATTATTGGAGCAGGAGTAGGAATATTAGTGCTAATTGCTGTAATTAACTCTTGAGCATTTGTATTTAGTTGTGTTTGTAAATTTGTCTTACTAGATACCGCTGAGTTTACGGTATTAGTTAAAGATGTTGTATTAATAGCATTTATTGCTGATGTATTTGTAGTATTTTGAGCAACTACTGGAGTAAGGCTTGAGTTTAATTGTGCAATTGTAGCGTTTGCTGCGTCAACTTCTGCCTGAACTGTTTCTGTATTTGGATCTACATATGGAGTAAATTCTGCGCCTTGACTAATTGTTCCAGCAAACCCTACAGTAGCGGTAGCAGTATCTGTGTTAGCAATAGCCGTTACCACGCCACCAGTTGTTTCTCTTACGTTAAACCTAGCGCCATTTGGGATTGGTCCATTGGCAGTTACACTTGCCATCCAGGCACCATCTGTTGGATTAACATCTGCATTAAATCTTACTTGAACCATCTGTGTTGAAGCATCTTGTTGTGGATAAGGGCGAAGGTCCCATGCAATATCTAAACTTGTTCCAGTAGTTGCATATGTAATTCCAGTTCCTGTGCTCCAGGTTGTCCAATCCCAGCCAGCAATAGATACAGATGGAGCATTTGGAGTTGAATAATAATTTGCTCCTTCATTTACACCAAATGTTATAGTTGCATTAGACCCAACAAATACATTGTTATATAAATTTCCACCCATTTGCATTCCGAATGGAAGATTCATTTTAACGCCAGCATCGTCTACGCCAGCAAGGACATTAGTGCTAGTTCCAATAGTGGCTTGTAAATTATTTACTGCTGTTTGAGCATTATCAATTGCAATGTTGGCTTGGGTTAGTTCGTTTTGAGCAGTTGTTCGTGCTGTAACTGCTAAAGTTCTTGCTGCAGTAGCCTCAGATATTTGTACCTGTGCAGTGGATGTATCAATATTATTTATGGAGGTTTGGGCTGTTGTAATTGTATTTTTTGCATCTTGAACTAATTGTGAACTTTGGTCCACTGAAGTAACAGATAAATCTATAGCATTAATTGTTGCGGTGGCTGTGTCTACTAAGGCTACATTTGATTGTGCTACCGCTACTGTGGCTGTTAATGTGTCTACTGCTGCTTGAGCCTCTACCCTTTCAGCAACTGCTACGGCTATGGTGGCTGTAGCAGTATCTGTGGCTGCAATAGCCTGTTGAACCTCTGTAGTAGCCGTTGCAAGGGCTGTATTAACTGCTTGCTGGGCAGGGCTAACAACTACCTGCTCTTGATTGTCCGTAGCATAGGCCTCGTTAGGCGCCATAATACCAAAAATTGTTAAACATAGACCTACCCCCAAAGCCAATAGTATTTTGCGCTTGAGGCTAATCAATTATGTATAATCTCCAATGTGTAGTTATATTAGCAATTATACCATTTTTATCCAATAAAAAAGAGGGCTAGCACTTGGCTAACCCTCTAATTTATAAAGTTTTACTTAGTTAAAAGTTTTACTTTAGCCTTTGGATTTTTCTTGTTCCACTTTGTAGCAAGTACATTGTATTGCTTTACAAAAGCAGCACGATCAGTAATTGACTTAGCCTTTTCTGTTGCAACTTCTGCCTTTAGGCTATCAAAAATTCCCTGCATTGCGGTAATCTGTGCAACTAATGCTGCAAGAGTAGCGTTTGTGCTAGAAGAAGAATTTGAAACTGTTGCTGATGCGGTTACTGCAACCTGTCCTGCTAGAGGTAGGGATGTACCACCAGTTGCTGAAAGTGTTACAGTGTTTTCAGTCAAAGGCATGTATACCTTATATGACTTTGCTGTATCTGTATCAGTTGTAACTGATGTTGCTGTAAGTGCCTCAGATCCTGAACCAAATGCATAAGTAGAAGTAATTCCACCTGTTGCAAATAGTGCTGAGTGTGTCTTACCAGAAACTGGAAGACCTACTGCATCAAGAACTTGAACTTTAACTGTTGCTGCCTCACCTGGAAGGTATGTAGCCTTATCAAATGAAATCTTTACAGTTGCTGCTGCTGCTTCTACACGAGTAGAAACTGGTGCTGATGCAATTGTTCCAGACTTAACTGTAATTGCTGCTCCACCAGTCTTAACACCAGTAATTGTAAATACGGCTTCACCGTTAACAATTGTTGTTGCTGTTGCTGAATCAGATACTGTTGTTACATCTGACGAATATGCATAAAGAGTTCCTGCTCCGACTGTTACGCCAGAAGCATCCTTTGCAACTGCTTTGACGGTAGTTGTATTTGCACCAACTGCAATAACAGACTTAACGGCAGTTGCTTCAATTGTTGCAATATCTCCGTAGAATGTTACCTTTTCTGTTGCAAGTACTGTACCTGTAAGGGTTGTAATTGTAATTGTTCCAACTCCTGCTGTACCGTCAGAAAATACACCAATGTAATTTCCTGAAGGAATAACAAGTGCACGACCAAGAACCGACATTGTTGTAGCGTTAGTGCCATATCCAATTGATCCTGATCCAGTTACTGTAGCAAGAAGTGATTCTGAAGTTGTTCTACCTGATGCATTTTTTTGTGCAATAACAATAACTGCTGCTGCATCTGCTGCTGCTACCTTTGGTGCAAATACTGAATCATCTGCTGTTGCAGTAATTACTTCGCCTCTGTTAAGAATTGAAGTTGTTGTTGAAGCAGAAGGAACTGTGTCTCCAGCACCAACTGTTATTGTCCATATAACTGATGGACCAGTTGATGGGCGAGTTGTAATAATTCTTGCCTCATATGTTCCAGCAACTGTTGGCGCTGCCAAGGTAACTGTAAACTTTGCTGTTACATATCCTGTTGTATTAACTGTTGAGTTAACATTTGCAGTCAAACTATCTCCTGCAATTACCACTGTTGCTGTATTTGTTTCAAGCAATGTAAGTGTTGCAGACTTGTTAGCCGTAGAAGGCTGTGCAAACATAGCAGATAGCACAGTTGCTGTGTCTGCTGATGTTTCTGAAATATATGACAACGAAACTACTGCTGTTGCAGTTTCACCTACGAGAATTGAGTCTGTAGCAGAATCAATTGTCAAGGTTGGTGCAATCACCGTAGCATGTGTCGGAAGTGCAGATAATACGCCAAAGGACATGGCTGCAGCGAGTCCTAGGGCAATTTTCTTAAATGAATTCATTATTCTCCTTGTTTATTTATATTATGTTTAATCTATCAAGAAAATCTCTAACATCTTTAGGCATTTCCTTGTTGTCTAATTCTACCATATCCCTTTGTTTCTCTGCAAGTCGTGCAGAAGTAGACCAAGTATGAATCTCAATCTCATGGTTAGAATCTTTAGGTGTATGTGATATTGCTCCAAATACAGCGCCACATACAGCATCTGCTAGGTCCTTAGATTTTTTACGTGGGTGATCAACCCTAGTATTTTTCATAATTTTGAGTTCTGACATCTCTTCCAGTAATAAAGGAATTCTTGGTATTGCAACTCTTTCTTCATATACCATCATTGCTAAGTCTTCGTAGTGTTTTTTAGCAACAGAAACAGTATCAGTTTTGATTCCTACTGCCTTTAATTCCTGTTGAATATCAAATGACTGCCAACGGTCAAAAGAAACAACCCCAATATTAAATCCTTGTCTGCGTAAATTAATTATCCATTGCTTTACTTCTGATAAATTAACTGGACCTTCCGCTTTTGGTTCCCACCAGGCAACTGCATCAACAATAACCATTGGTGCTACTTGCTCATAATCTTTAATAACTTGAATGTTTACCCATTTATCTACGTGAGCAATTGCTACAGCACACTTGTCATGCTTTTGTGCAAGGTCAGCGTGAATATAGTATATCTTTTCTGGATCAGGTTTAAATGATTCATCAAACCTTCTAAAATTGTCAACTGGATTTCTTAATGTCATTACTTTTTCTAATTTTGCTTTATCTTTAAAGAATGCGTCTGATGCAAATGTTGGTGTACATGCAAACCGCATCATTGCATCACCAAGATCTGTATAGAATGCTAATTTAAAATCATCTATTTTTCTAGTAGGGTTTACATCCCACGTTGTTTTTTTAAGTGCTAAAACTTTTGGAACCTTGTAAGAAAGAATAGTATCTTCGTCCCATGAAATTTCAAATTGGTTATTTGGATCATCGTGTGGCAAGTCTTCATTCATAATAAAAAGATGTTTCTTTTCAATGGTTTCTTTTTCTGCAATGACATCTTCATATCTTTTGGAAATAAAGTCACCTTGATAGCGGGGGAATGAAAGCAATACTACTTTTCCTAAATCTGGAAAACGAGAATCTACAGACCCACGAAATGCTTTATAAATATTTTCTGCAGTCTTGCCTTGCTCATTACCAGTTCCAACCTCAGATGCAAAACCAGAAATTTCATCAAGAACTGCAAGCAACAAGTTTAAACCTTCATGCGACTCTCTTTCTGAATGTCCAGAGTAAACGGTGATTGATTTATCAAACTCAATACTGTCAGCCTTTGCGTTATACTTTCCTGCAAACCATGGTGATTTCTCTATCTTAGTTTTAAATCCTTTAAAAAATACGTTCTTTGCTTGTTGTGCGTTAATGGCTACGTTTATGATATCAATTGCATCCCCGCTTGGTTTTCCATAATACCTAGCAGGATCTTTAAGACACAATAGTTTGTATACTATGTATGCACAGGCTACCGTTGATACAAAGTCTTTTCCAGATCCCTTGCCAAGTTGCAAAATAATTTCATTTTTTGTATATTTATCAAAATAGTGGGAGCCAGCAACAGATCCAAAAATTTCTTGTAATTCTTCTTTACGATAAATCTGGCTCATTGCCTCTACAATTTCATACTGAATTAAGGATAGTTGTGGCTGTCCAAGATAATCAGCAGACTCAACAAATGTCTTTGCGTCTACTGGAATTTCGTCAAATTGATTTTCTTTTAAAACTTCTAAGAAGTCATTAAACATCTTGGACAATGGTAATTACCTCTCCCTCTTTAGCAATTTGAGAAAGACGCTTCATAATTAAATCACGAACCTCTGGATGAGTTGAAGCAATGTCTCTTAAGATTTCAACAAGAACCTCTTGTCGCCTTTCAATTTCAACCATTTCTTCTGCAAGTTCTTTGTTTTCTAAAAGCCCTGCTTTTTGTAACATTTCAATTCTAGATTTTTCAATATCCATAACTAACTTAATTGCCTGAGTTTTTGCACTAAGATTATTAGTTAAACTTGATTCATCAATAACTTCATAAGCCTTCGTGATTAGTTTACTATAATGAGTATCAGCACCCGCAAGGGCTTCTTTAGCCCGTGCACGAATTGCATCATTTGCAGATGCCATAACCTTCCACTCATTAATTAATGAAACAACACGAGTACGTGGAATATCCAATTCTTTAGAAATTTTTGTTGGATCTTGCCCTTTAAGGTATTCTGTAACTACCTTATTAACTTCATCAAGATGCTCAATTAGTTCTGATTCAGTTGACATTTTTTTCCTTTGCTATTTTTAATAAAACTAAGTATCCTATTAAATCATCAATGTCATTATCTCCAGGGTAGTCTGTACCTTTCATTAAACGACTTAACTTGTCATCAATTCTAACTTTAAGTTGTTCTGCTGGGTCTGACTTACTAAAAATTCTTACAGGATCAAGAGCAGAATCTCCATACGCTATATTTTTTTCTATAAGCATCTGTGCTATAGAGTGACATGTTTTCCAAATTGAATTGCCCGAAGGTGCTCCAACGGAACGAAGATAAAGATCGTTACAATTAAAATGTTTAACATCTTCATAAACTGGTTTTAGTTTCATCTTTTTGACTTCCTTAATCCAAATTTTGCAAGGTATACATATATAGTTTCAACGCTAGCATCGCACTCTTTAGCAATATCTTGTGGAGATTTTTTGTCCATAAGAAATCTTTTACGTAGCCAAGCCTCGCTTGTATATAGTTTAGCAGCCATAGGATTATTTGTCAACTTCGTTTAAATCAATATTGTAGTTAAACCTATCAGAGTTTTCCATTATCCACTTGTCTTGATTTTCTACATCATATTTTCTTTCATTAATTATCCTGTCAATCACGTATTCCTTTTTGAGCGTAAATGATGGTTCATAAACTCTTACTCTGTTGTTTGGTTGTATTGCAAAGTTACCGTCATCTCTTTGTATAACGTGCCCACATTTATGATCTGCTGGACTTTCTGAGTAGCCATCATCTAACACATTTGTATCAGGGTTGTGCCAATCAAGGGTAAATAAGTATGTGCCCTTAATAAAAGTTTTAGTTCTATCAATATATGACATTCTAAGATTGGTTAAATTTTCAAATTTAGTTACAGAAACGTGATGACTAAATGAATTCCATAACACTAAATTATGTAAATCAATTTCTGGAACGCCTGGCTCTGTACAGAATGCAGATATAGGAAGTCTCCACCACAGGCCTCCGTCTTCCATCATAATATGGAATAGTGGGCTTCTTGACTTGATGCTTGAAACACCAAATATAACACATTCAAAATATTTATCGTGACTATCTTGATGGTTTCTTAAATAGTTACCTCTTACATAGCAATGTATTGGCGGTATGTTTGCATTTAACTCTGGCATTATTTATCTTCCCCTATTGCTTTATTCCAGTTATTAATAGCCCAATGGCCGATACCACAAGCATCAGCAACGTCATTGTCGTTAATAATTTTATCATAATTAATTTCAATTAGTTTTATGGTCCTTTCTTTTCTTATTTGCCGTTCGTATGTTTTGTACCAAGAAACTGATTTTCCAGGGTTCATTAATCTAATTCCCAGTTGTTCTTCTTTGGTTAACCTTTTATTTCCTAAATAATTTTGCCAGGTTATTGGTGATACAGTTCCTATAACTTTTGTTCCAGTTAGTCCAGCAGCACCTAATAGTGCCCCCTGAACTAATGCTAGATCTGCAGCAGTTTTAGGACTGTTCATAAATACGGTATGTTCAATTATAATTGCTTCAAATCCACCAAAATGTTCAAAGAATGCCCTTGTCTTAGCACAAGCGTCCATTACTTTTTCATAATTTGTTTTTCCATTAAAATTAATTTTACCGATACTGCCCAGGGTCTTATCATTAAAAATAGCAAAAGCAAGACTGTTAGTGCTTGCATCAATAGCACAAATTGTTTTTGGGTTATTTTTGTTCATAGTCAAAGAATCCCTTTAGTTGTTTTAGCATCTTGTCTACTTCTTTTTTATTTATATTGCAATTAGAACAAAACCCAGAGTCATTGTATATTGAAAGTTGTTCTTTACAACCGCCAATACAAAGTCTTTTCTTGCCTATTCTTCTTTGTCTACGAGTTATTTGATACCTTTCGGCTATCTTTATTTTGGTGGCTTCTTCTCTACAAATATCTCCACAATAAATTTGATAACTTACCTTTGGTGTAAACTGGGTCTCGCACCTTTCACATAGTTTCACATTTATTCATCTTTCTCGTCCTTTAATAATTTCATAGGTTTAATCTTAATTGTTCCGTCTCCTGCTTCAGCACATGCTTTTTGAATAGGACACGACTTGCAAATTCTTGAATTTGAACGATAAGGAATTTCTGGCAATTGTTTATCTTGCCAACTTTTGTAAACTACTCTCATCCATTCAAATGTCTCATCTACCCAAGTGCGATACTGATCATTTACTACAACGGGCAAAGTAAGTAATTCATGATTGTTTTTATTTTCATAAATCATTACACCCTTACCAATTTTCCAAATCTTCATATACATCAGTAATTGCATTAGGTGACCCATTTTGGGTTTTCTACTTAATTTTTTATGTTCAAAGTCGTCATTTCTTACTGTTTTAATTTCACCAATAAGTCTTTCACCTTTGTAATCAAGCATGACATCTCCATACCCGTCAAAAGGTGGATCATCAATCTTAACTCTAAACTCCATTGCTGGATGAGTTTGTTGGTTATACTTTCTTGGTATTGGATCAAACTCTAAATCTTCTGCAAGTAACCCAGAGGCTTCTATTGCTTCCTGAATTCTTCCGTGCCCAAGGCTTCCTTGTGTTCTATTTGCTACACCAATTGCATCTGAGTTATCGTAAAATATTTGACCATCAAAGGCTAATGACCAATACCTTGGACACTCCCCTGAGCCATATGTTAGATTAGATGCAGAGAAGTTAGTCTTCTTAGTAAACTTTGGTTTTGTTTTAGTAAGGTAGCCAGCGTTTATAGCAACGTCTAAACCTTCAACAAGACTTTCATCTTCTTCGCTATTTCTTTGGTTTTTTTTAATATCTTTAATCATAATCTGTTTTAGTAAGTTTTTAGCCATGTTTCATCCTTTGTTTATATTAATTATAGCAGGTTAGCGCATTATGTATTTAAGTGCTGAAACCAAATCGTTTATTGCTTGTGCTGCTGTAAAGTATATATTTTTCTTTGCCCTGTCAGATTTGTCAACATTAGCCATCCAGGTGGCTTTAAAAGACATCTTTGCTGCAATGGCCTGTAGTCTTACGATTTCAAGACTAGCAGCCTGTAAGGGAATATCTGGCTTTATGATAATCTTTGCAATCATAGTTAAAGCAACGGTTAACTCTTCATCTTGCATATAATCTGCAATCTCTGTTAAACCATTTACCATGTCAAGTGTTGTTTTCTGTGTTCCTGTTTCAGACATTATATTCCTCCTCTGTTAATTGCTCTAGCATGCTCATTTCAATTATAGCAAGTCTTACCTTTGTATTGCCTTCTCCAAGAATTACAACAATGGCTGGAGATTTATCTCTGCCTGCCTGAATAGAGTCAGTAACAGCCTTTGCCCATACATCTTTGTTTAATGTAAAAGATTTGCTGGCTTCTTTAAAGTCAACAACAAATCCCCTCCAAGTAGCATCGCCCTTCTGTGTATTTCTACCAGAATTCTTATGCTGCTTAGCACCTATTTTTTTACTTTCGTTCTTTTCGCTCATAATCCTTCTTTGTTGGAGGCAGTAGATTAACTTTTGAAATATGTTTTTGTGTACACATCCATGTAGCATTTCCAGTTTCTGGCCAATACCTTAAAGATGTTACAACCTCTTGGCAAGTCTTGCATGGCCATTTTCCAGGATATACAGTAAAATTTTGCTCAGGCATCAATTATTTTTTTCTTAAGTTGTTCTTGTAAATCTAGATCTTCTTTAACACGAGCAATAAAACCGTCTCTGCCCTGTACCTTTGTGCCATCATCTAACTGATACCATGCGCCAGTTCTATTAACCAAGCCCATTGATTCTGCAGTATCAACTAAATCTCCTATTGCATCAATACCAATATTGTCACCTCTAAAATAAAAATCATACTCACCAGATTGAAACCCTGGAGAGGTTTTAGAGAACTGGAGTTCCCAACGAATCTTTCTACCAATTTTTTCTTCAATTAATTTATCTCCAACCTTAATCTTTCCTTTAATTGCTTGATTTTCTGACTCAGAAGAAAACAATTTAATTACACAAGATGAGTAAAACTTAGTTGCCTGACCACCAGAAGGCTGTTGGCTTGTGTACATTGCATTGATATTATTTCTTGATTGTGAAATAAGAACAAGCAATGTAGGCTTTATTTTATTGTTAGCATAGTTAAGCATTTTCCAGGCATTACTAAAGTCTCTAGACTCTGCACCAATTTGCTTTGTATTTTCAAGTGCTTTCATTTCATCTGAATCTTTTTCAAAATATATTGCAGGAAGCATTGAGGTAATTGAATCAATAACAATAAGATCAACTCCAGCATTTATAAGTCCAACGCCAACATCTACCATGTCGCTAATAGTTCGTGCTTGAGAGTAAATTAGTTTTGTTGGATCTACCCCCATCAACTTAGCCCAGTCTTCTGAATAGGACATTTCAGAATCAATCCATGCACAAACCTTGCCTTCTGCTTGCGCTAAAGCAATCATCTGTAAACACATGGATGACTTAGCCGATGACTTGCTTCCCCATACAAGTACTTGTCTACCGTATGGCAGTCCCCCGCCTAGTGCACGGTTTAATCCAAAACTTGGAGTTGGTTGATACTCAAAGTTAATTCCTTCTCCTGTGCCAAGACGCTTTCTAATTCTTGGGTCTAACTGTGATAGTACATCTTGTATATTAACTGACATTTACATCCTCCATAATTACCGTGCCATCTTTTGTTTTACCAAAACTAAATTTATACGACTTGCCTTCTTCAATGTGCATGTATGCTTTTGGAAATGCAGTAGGAAATACTGTTACTGAGTGTAAGTCTCTTGAAGTATCTGCCAAGGTTAAAGAAGCCATTTTCTTTCCAGCCTTTGTTATTCTTGATTTAAATGAAACAACGAACATCTCATCTTCTGTATAAGGCAATTGCTTGTAACCCAAAAACTTAACAAGTGCATTTGTTGATCCTTTTATTTCATCAACAGGAATTGCAGAAACAATTCTATTATCATTAGCAAGAATCAAGTAAGTCCGACCAGTCTCAATAGTTGTTGACTCTTCATCAAATATACCAACACTTCCAGTTTTGTCTAGAATTTCAACTCGTGACCAACCTTTTCCTCTCTTAATTGCTTTAACCATACCCATTAAAATAAAAGATCCTTTTTCTTCAAAATCTTCAATTGATTGAATAAATGCATAATAGTGAGATGGAATAGAAATATTAAACTCTGGAAGATTTAGATACTCGTAAAGATTTTCTTTTATATCTTCATCATTACGTGGATTATCAGAAAATGTTGCAGCACCAGTTAATCTTAGTGCATTTAAGGCTCTACTGTTTACTCCATTACCTTTTGTAAATGTAAACTCTTCAAGTTGTTTATAACTATTAAATGGTCTTGCATCAATATATTTTTGTGCAATGTTGTTTGAAATAAACTTAATACCAGTTAATCCAAAACGAATTCCCTTGCCCTCAATTTTAAAATCTAAATCTGAATCATTAATATGTGGCAGTTTAACTGATATGCCCATACGCTTTGCTTCAATTAGATACTCTGTTCTACCATCTTTATCTTTTTCATTTTTAAGAAGGGCAAACATAAATTCAAGCGGATAGTAATATTTTAACCACGCCGTCCAATACGAGAGAGTAGAGTAAGCAACTGCGTGGCTCTTGTTAAACGAGTATCCCGCATGCTCTTCAAAGTCGTGCCAAAGGTCCAAGGCTTTATTAGGAGATATGTACTTACTCGCCCCAGCAACAAACCTATCTTGAAATATATTGAACTCTTTTGCATCTTTTTTCTTTCCAATAATCTTACGAACCTTGTCAGCCTCTGCCATTGTCATCCCACCAAGGTAAACGCAAGCCTGCATAACTTGTTCCTGATAAAGAATACACCCATATGTGTCATCTGTAAATTCTTTCATAACTTGGTGGGTATAGGAAACGTTTTGCTTACCGTGCTTACGAGCAATATAATCTTTACCAATAGTGTTCATAGCGCCTGGACGAACTAGAGCATTTGATGCTGCCAACTCATTAAAATTCTTTACTCCCATTTTTACTAAAAGGTTCGTGTATGGAGTTGCTTCACACTGAAATACACCTTTTGTGTGTCCGTCTGAAAGCATTTCATATACCTTTGGATCTGCCATGTCAATAGATAAAAGATCAATATCTTTATAATGATTTGTTTTAATCATATCAATACAGTCTTTAACTACACTTAAAGTTTTAAGACCTAATGCGTCAATTTTAATAAGACCAATTTTTTCAGCCTCTTCCATATCAACACCAACCACAGGAATGCGATCATCGGATCCAGGAGAAGAGCGAGTCTCCAATGGCGCATACCTAAATATTGGATTCTTACTAGTAACCACACCAGCAGCATGAATGCCAGTACCTCTAATACGACCACGTAACTGTTCTCCATAAATCTCTACCTCTGGATATTTTTCTCTAAACGATAGTGTAGTTTTAGATGTGCAATATTCATCCCAAGTATCAACAAGTTTTAAGACCTTGTTAACATCTGTAAGTGGAATATCTAAAACTCGTGCAACATCTCGCACAACCCCCTTGTCTTTAAATTGAAGGAATGTTGCAATAGATGCGACGTGCCTATACTGTCTAACTAGATAATCCTTTACTTCATCACGACGAGTATCTTGAATATCTGTATCAATATCAGGGAAGTCATTACGTTCTGGATTAATAAAACGGAAGAACAAAAGTCCATGCTCTATTGGATCAATATCAGTAATTCCTAGAAGATAACAAACCAAAGAGCCAGCAGAAGATCCACGTCCTGGACCAACTAAGATTCCTTCTTTCTTTGCCCAAGAAATCATATTTTGAACTACTAAAAAATATGGTGCAAACTTTTTATCTCTAATAATAAATAACTCTTCATCAAGCCTTTGTTCGTAAATATCATTACCAAGCCAGTTAGAGTTTAATCTTTTTTCTTCTAGAGCAGCAAAGGCTAGGTTTGCTAATTCTTGGTCTGGATTTTTATACTGTACTGGAAGTAAATCAAGACCATCTTTAATGTCATAGTCTTCTACTGTCTCTGCTAGCAATAGTGTGTTTGAGTATATGTCTTCTCTATCAATACCCTGTTTTTCCATTGCTGCTTTAATTTCTTCATAAGAAAGTAAATGAATGTCAAATTTGTTAAATGTTATTTGACGATCTTCCCCATAAAGATAGTCAAGGCGTTCCATCATGGAATCAATTTTTGTAGATTTTGCGTATGTAGTATCTTTTTGTACCTTAGCGTGAGTATTCATTAAAAGTTTAAACTCTTGAATATGTTTTTGTGATTCATCAACGTGATGACAATCTGGAGTAACTACTGCTTTAATATTAAATTCATCGGCAAGATCAACAAGGTATTTATTTATTTCTGGTGTGTTATGTGGCATAACTTCAATGTAGTAATCGCTACCAAAGTTATCTTTAAACCACTCAATATGTTTTTTAGCAATTGCAAATTCCTGCTCTTCTAATGCTTTAACAATAACGCTGCTAGGACAAGCAGATGTTACAATTATTCCTTCTTTATATTTTTGAAGAATTTCAAAATCAAACCTTGGTTTTTTAAAGAATCCATCTGTCCATGATATTTCGCTAATCTTGTTAAGATTTTCTAAACCTTTTTGGTTCTTGGCTAGAAGGATAATATGATTATAAACAAGATCTTGTTGACCTGTTCTTTCAGACTTATCTCTTTTATCTGATATGTCTGCACACATGTATCCTTCTAGACCAAGTATTGGCTTAATACCCTTTTCTTTTGCAGAACGGTAAAACTCTCTGTGACCAGAAAGTGAACCGTGATCTGTAATTGCAAGAGCGTTCATACCCAACTTGCTAGCACGGTCTACATACTCTTGTGGAGTTGCTATGCCGTCAAATAGGGAGTAGTGAGTATGAACATGTAAGCCTACGTAGTTCATATTACCAATCTGTGTTGGTTGATGAAGTTACGGATGGAGTATCAAACCCCAAATAGAATGCTTCTTGTTCAGCATAAGGAATTTTCTTTAATGCTAACTCAAGAGCGTATGGCTTGTGTGTTGTCCAGTCAAATGGCTCTTTGTCTGGTGCAGATGGAATAAGTGTGTAACTTGTTTCAGTACCCTGACCGTTACGCTTTAATTTCCATGAAATGTTTGAGATACTGCCTGTTTCAAGAGCATATTCACGAATAGTGTTAAATGCAGATTGCTTACTTACGCCCATTGACCAAATGGCTATGTATGGCTCTTCAATGCCATCATCTACAAGTACGTTGCAATAAAAACGAAGACGTGCTCTCCAGCCAGCCTTTGGATCCTTGCGATGCATTTCTTCAGCCCAGTCACGGCCTTCTGATTCCATAGTATCTACAGCCTTGCGCTTGTAGTCTTTTGGATTTGTGTGTTCTTTAACAACAAGTGCTAATCCACGATCTGCACTATAGTTTGCAGAGTCTTCATCAAGTTCTTCAACGAACCTAATTTTTGCAGACTGTCCATCGGCAAGTTTTAACCATCTTACCTTTGGAGAGTTTTCATCATACTTTGGCTTGTCAACTAGGGCATTAATGTTTTTTAGTCCCTTTACAATAGTCATATTATTTTTTCTCCTTATGTGTTATATCTATTTTAACATATTGGTAATAGAATTGTCAAACTGAAACTCCAGTTTTTTAATTGCATCATCATCCATGTCGCCTATATCTTTATATTTTTTATCTATGTAAACAGAAGTAACAACAGGTCCAAGTCTTTGGATTAACTTATCCCTCATTATTATTCCTGCATCATCGTTATCTGCAATTAAAACAATACTATTAAAATACTTTTCTAATAGTTTTATCTGTGCTGCAGAAACATTAGCCCCTAGCGTAGCAACCGCAGGGAATCCTACTTGATCTAGTCTAATTGCATCAAATGAAGACTCTACTACATAAACAATACTTGAAGTCTTTATTCTGTGTAAATTAAACAATGTCTTGCCTTTTGGCAAACCAGGTGTATTTTTAAATTCTTTGCCTTCAACTGTTCTAGCAACAAATCCAATACAAATCCCGTCTGGAGAATGTACTGGAATTGTGACCGAATCTTGTTTTTCTGAATAACCAAGATTAAACTTTATCATTGAGTCTTTAGTTATTTTCCTACCTTCGTAATACCTAATTGCTCTTGGAGACTCTAATGCATTATTATTTAATCTTTTAATTAATAGTTCGTCATACTGTACAAACTCTGGTTTATCTATCAATGCTTTGTTGACTGATGTCTCAATGCTAGTTTCTTGCTCTTTACTTTTAATATATCTTATTGCCTCAAAGTAGGTTCTATTAGATATATACATTACAAACTCAACAAGAGTCTTTGTCGTTTGACATCCAAAACAAAAAAACAATCCATGCTCTTTTGATACTTCGCCAGCAGGGGTTCTATTGTTGTTGTGATACGGACAAAATATAATATAGTCTGTTCCATACTCAGCCTCAATATCAATGCCAGCACCAGTTAGCACACGATTAACTTGTTCTGCAGTATAAGAATCTTTAACCATTTTTATCCTCATAATCCTTGTAACGATAGTATCCTCTATCAAAATCTACTTGAACTAAAAAGTCCCCCATAAAACCATTTCTATTTTTTCTAAATACACATTCAATAATATCACTATTCGTAGCACGACCTAAAGCCATAACCCAATCAGCATCATAAGCAATTTGTCTTGACCAAGCAGTTTGTCCCAAAGTTGGGGCACTTGACAAATCTTTAGCATCATCTGGTGTGGCAGATGAGATAGCAATAATAGGAACCTCTTCGCTAATAGACATAAGTTTAAGTTCACGAGAAAGGTTTTTCATACGTACCGTTTCGTTATCTGCTTTTTGATTTGGTGACATTAATTGTAAATAATCAACTACAACAAAGTCTGGCTTGTATTGATCAATCTTTCCACGTATAACTGAAGGAGTTACTTCTCCACCACTGTCATTAGATATAATATGAAACTCTGGTTTACCCTGCAACTTATCGGCATGCCATTTTTTAAGCATATCAATCTCTACTTCTCCATTACTAAGTTTGCGATGAGACCACAAGCCCTCACCCATAATTGCAAATACACGGTTACGAACTTCCGTTTCAGACATTTCAAGACTTATGACAAGTGGACTACGACCCTGTTTCCAGGCCTGCACAGCGAAGTACAGGGCCAACCAAGACTTTCCAATACCTGGATATGCAAGAAAGACCCCTAGTTGCCCTGGCATAATTCCAGAAGGTAGGTAGTTATCAAAACCTGGTAAGCCAGTTTTAATTCCAACCTGTCCTAGATCTTGCATTTTCTTTACATTTTCAAAATAAGCAACTGCAGAGTCAAGGTCTGTAACTTCAATATCTCTTATTGCAGCAGTATTTTTTTTAAGTTCTGAAGTCTTAGTAATTAAATGTTCAAGAGCATTGTTACCATTACCGCTTTGAACCTCAGATGCTGCATTGCGTAAGATATCTTTAAGACTATCATTTAAATATTCTGTTTGTAATTCTTCAAGGTGATGCTTGGTTGCACCAACACCCTCTACTGGCACAAAGTCTCTAAATTTTTCTACAACTAGTGATACTGGTGGAACTGATTGATTGTTTTCTGAGTATAATCTAATAAAATCCCACACATCATTGTGAGTTCTTAAAAGGTTGTCAACATTGGCTTGCAATAATACGTGGACTTGTTTATCGTTTAATACTGCAGTTATTAATTTTGCTTCTGTATTATTCACTAATCCACCTCCTTGCTAATTTTCTTCGCTCTTCTCGTTCTTTAATGTCTTGTTCTACTTCTAGTTTACCATTAAGAATTTTTTCTGCATTGTATGCAAAATAATTCCAAGTAGGATTTTCTGCTATTTTAAAATAATAATCTAATAAATCATAGCATTGAGAAATACCATAAGACTCAACAAGGGCATCGGAGGCCCATTGCTCAACATTAAGATTTATGTTACTTTTGGCTTCATATCTTTGTAGATGGAACTTATTATATCTACTTAGCAAAGCCATACGGTCTTTGCGTTCAGCCATTAGTTGCTACTGTCAGCCTCTGTTTCGGCTTCTTTGACTTTTTCCGTTAACTTATCTTCTACAAACTTATATACACGACTAAAAGCCTGGTCTACTGTTTCACCATTTCGTGCATTATCTGTAACGTTAAAATCAAACCTTAATGACTGAAAGTTACCCAAATTAAGTGTATATCCAAGTGCTACTGATACTTTTGTATTTTCGTTTTCCATTACCCCACCGTTTCTATTATTAAATGTTTTCTGCCCAAACAGGAATAAATCTTCCATCTTCTGTCTTTGTATATGTAAGTATACCGTCCCCCATTCGCCGTGTCAACTCTTGGCTTGTAGGAGTCATATTATTTGTTATAAGTCCATCTTTTCTTGGTTGTCCTATATGTATAGTAGCCAGTATAGCACGTATGTCCCTCACCATGCTTTCTGAATAATAGGACCTAATTTGCCAACCTCTTTGTCCGTTTATCCTTGCTCCAACTGGTTTTGGTATCACTCCAGTCTTCACTAATTTAGGCATATATTTTCTATGACGATTAATTAATTTAGCAGTCTCAGTTACAGTATATGCACGTTCTCTATTTTTTCTAAAGTCAGATCTTAAGCAAGTTTCAATTCTATCTTTAGTAATATTATAAACAGAAACCATTCCCGTAGATCTTGAACTGTGATGTAGTCTTACTAAATCTCCATTGAGAAACCATATTTTTTTATTTCCTTTTATTACAGTTTCGTTATTGTAGATTTCGCTCTGGATAATTCCTTTGCTAGTAACCATCTTCCTTCTTCACTTTCTGTTGGTGGATGAAAAAATTTTCTCATACCACATACCATACAGGATGTCTCTATGTGCTGAGCACTGCTATACTGTCTATCAACAAAAGTTCTACCTTTGCATTTTTTACAATAAATCATTAATATTATCTTTAATTTGGTATACCGACAATGACTAAGTGTACTGACAGAGATAAATCTCCAGATGCGCCAAACCTTACAACACCTTCTACCCTTGTTTCTGTAACGCTCTTTAAAACAATATTTACGTTTTGTCCTGCTGGTGTTTGTCCAGTGTTTACTGGAGTTGCTGATACTATTGGTGGATATTTAAAGTCTTTAAAGTCATAGGTAAATGTTCTTTCGTTTCCCGCCGAAACCGTGGAGTTGTTTGCAACTTCAACCAAACCGCCTACTATTCTTGTATTAGAGGTTTGAACCTCTGCCTTACCAGCACTTGCGGTATCAATAATTGTCTTACTTGTTTGCTTAGAAGCAACATTTGTAGAGAGGTCGTTTACAGCCTCAATCAATTGATATAAATATGTAACATCAAGAGGTTGCCCTCTTTCTGGTAGTGGTACTTTTGCCATTTATTCCTCCTATTTTATTATACCAAAGAAACTAAGCCAGAGTTGTATATTTGCAAATTGGCATTTAATGTTTTCTCAGATGATTCAACTTGAATAATTACACGCACATTTGTGGTTCCAGTTTTAATAAATTGATATGAGTGAATTGGTGTCGTTCCATGATAGGTTGCTGTAGCACCATCAAATCCAACAAAAACATCATATTTTGGTCTATTTAATTCATCTCCCCAGACTGTACTAATAACTGAGGATGAAACCTGTACTGTTCCAGTAACACTAGTAATTGAGTTGTCTAATACAAGGTTTATTGGAGACCATTGAGAAGTTCTGTTTTTATCTTCAGAAACAACCCTATATCTAAAAACGTATCCAACTTTATTATTATCTACTGCTGGTAAAGATGATTTTTTAATTATAACTCTTTTAATTCCTGCGTCAGCCATTATGAATTGTTTCCACTAGAGAGATCCACTGAAAATCTAAATTCAACATAGTTGCTAGTATTAGGACTTTTAACTATTGTTGCTGCGCCTGCAGTTTGAATTACTGAATATCCTGTTAATCCGTAGAGTGGGTTTACTGTGGCAACATTTTCTAGTTTTAAAGCATCCAAGGCTACATAATAATTACCAGAGGGATTAACTCCATCAATAACGCATGCGTACACTTTAACTACAGAAACGGCATTCCAATCAAATCCAGAGGTTCTATATAGTTGTTGAAGTTGTTTTGTTACAACAAAATATCTTTCTGTAGCAAAATCGTATTGTCCACCACTACTATCGTCAGCAACTTCTGCCTCAAGTCTTGCAAACTCTGTTCCACTTGTATTTTCAAATGAAACCAAAACTCTTGCTCTTTCTGGTTGAGTTCCCGCCCCATATGTTCCATCTCTGTTTACGATTGAGAATGCTAATCTTAATTGATCTGTTGGAGAATTTTTTGTAAAATCAACTGTTGTACCGCTTAATCTAATATAGTTTGATCCTGCACCTATTGCAAAAGTATCTTGTGTTGGACCACTGTCAGATTCAATATCAAGATCAGCCTCATTGCCTTTTATCATAATTACATTATTTAAAAATCTTGGTCTTTCATATCTTGCAACTCTTGGTGATTTAAAAAATATCGGATTATCTGCGCTTGTTTGAAATACTGGATCTGTTACAGCAATAATGTTGTTATAAATAGGAGCATCTAGCGCAGCAGACTCTGTGTCAATTGCCACTGCTGCTGCTGTTGTTACATACTGCCAGTTTTCTGTTTGTGTAAACGCAAATACTGTTTTACTATCATATGCTCCAGCGGATGGGTTGGAACCTGCAGAATATATTCCAATTTCAGATATTTCATATCTTTCTTCTGTTGGTAGTTCTGCTGTTAAAACAATTTTATCTACACCGTCTTCATTTACAAAACCTCTAGATGATATTGGAACACGAAACATCTCAAAGTCTAAATTTGTTTTTGTTGAATAATCGCCAATTTCATCGGCGGTATCTAGCGGGGTAGCACCACAGCCAATAGCAATATAAGAGGCATAGGCAGGAGCCTGGCCAAGTAAATACTTTGCAATAATAGATTTACCAGTATTGGTTATCATGATGTATAGTCTCCAAGATCTGCTTCATATATTGTACCACTTACGCTAATCTGTGTTTCTATTTGTTCATCAGCATTTATGTTGATAAACTCAATGATTAGGTCTCCAGTTGCGTTAAGGTATACGTTTTCTCCGTTAGCCCCATTGCCAATTTGTGGAACCTTGTCTTCTAGTTTAATTGAAAATCCAGCAAAGAATTTGTCTGCGGTTTGTTGTAGGCTAAGAATATTGTTTGGATTATACCTTTGTTGAATGGCTGAAAGGTTTTTAATGGGTTGATATGATATTTTTTGTCCATTAACAATGTCAGACCTTGTTATACTAATTAATTCTTGACCGCCAATATTTTCAAATATTTGATCAAACATTCCATCTGTAGGGATGGACTCTTCATCAAACAATATAATATCTAAAGTTGCAGTTTTAACTGGTGGTGGTGGAGGTAAAACTGTTGCTGTTAAGGTTGGGGTTGGTGGTGTTGGGTTTACTTTAAGTCCAAAGAATTTTTCAGGAACATCTGGTACATCTGGTATATTTTGTGATTGATAAAAAGGCTCATTAGATTTTTCTTCTGCTTTTCTAAAATCTCCTGGAGAATATCCTGATGGCTCCTTAACTTCTGGTACATATCCAGTTGCAGTACGAGTAGTTCCTGTTGGGATAGGACCAATAAACATTCCGTTATTTGGGTTTCCCATAGTAATCTTACCTGAACTTGCTGGGGCAATATTAATTTTTGTATTAGAAAAAATTGTTTTTCCACCATTATATTTTGCATCATTCACAATATTTGGATTTAATGCTTTAATTTCAGAAAGAGTTAAATCATAAGCCTTTGCAATTGCGCTTAATGAATCTCCAGATTGTGCACGTACAGCAGTATCTGGATTTTTTGGATCTGGTTTTGCCATCTTACACCTCCGCCAAATAAATAGTCATGTCTGGACCATTTATTTTTCTTGCATACTCAATGTTATAAATTATAAACCTAGAATTAGTTGAAGTAACTAAATCTAAGTTATTAGAATCTTTATAGTTAATTGTTACTATATCTCCAAGTTGAATTGTTGGAGTTGCAAATATTTTTAAACCAATTGATTTTTTAGGAACCATAAGTTTGTCTATCATCCATCCCATTAAATTTTCTGCATCATCTTGGGTCTGTATATATGGAGTGTCTAAAGTAAACTCGTTATTCCCATAAATCATTCTGCTTCTTTTAATTTCATCAAACCTTTGTTTTTCAACTTGCGGAGAAACAATTTGAGAAGATCCAGTTAATAATGGGTTAGAAAAATTGCTACGTTTTTTAAAGTATTCGTCAACTGTTAACTCATGTGTAGTGTCTTGTGTAAATGTAACACCTTGAATTCTTAAGTAGTTCCCGCTTGTTTCATCAAGATTTAATGCTGTATCTGTAGCATTAAATATTAAAAACTCAGCACCATAAGAGTCTGCATAAAAACCAGATGAGACATAGCCTTTAATATTATTAAATGTTGGTGATAGTTTAGCATAAAGTGCTGGGTATGCACGATCATATTTAACATCAAAATAAGCACATTCTCTCATTATTGAGCCAAATTCATCAAAATATAAATTGTACTTAGGTGGTTGCTGGGCACTAATCCCAGATAGGTAAGTTGCTTGAACCATACCGCTCATTGCATATTTTCTTAAAGATTCGCTAGCACTTATTTCATTATCTCCAAAAGCAGAAGATAAAGTTTCTCCAACTGTAAAAACGCTATTTTGAGAATAGTTTTGTGACAAAGCATAAATGTTTTCAAACATAACTCTGGATGAACCACGAACAAATGGAGCCATATTATTGTATATTGGAAGTGGGTCTGGATCGTCTACAACTTTAATCAACTGATTATTAATATATAGATAGAACCTTCTTATTTTTCCTATGTCTTGATACTCTACCGCTAAATCATATACCGTTGGATTTTCTTCACCAGACATTCTATACTGCCCAGTAAACCTACCATCGTCAACTGTAATTTTTGCTAGACCGCCATAAAGTTTTACAGGAATTGCATTATTGTTAGAAGCATCTTTTTTAATTTTATAAAAAACAACATTGTTAATAGAAATTTGTGATTTATTATTTTTATCTAATTTTAAGTATGACTCTATATTATCTTCTGTTAATGCAGCAATTTCAAAATAATATCCATTGTTAGTGGTTGGATTAAGCAATACTGCAAGACCACCTGAGCCACCACCAATGCTTACGTTTTGATCTGGTTGAACTCCAGCAACTTGATAATATGTTGTGCTTCCATTTGGTGTTTGACTACGACGTTCATTATTTTCAATCTTTCCAATAATACGCATTCTTGTTCCAAAATGTTTATAAGAATTATCTAATTCTTTGTAAACATAAGAAACCAAATCAATTGGAGTCTCAGTTGTTTCAAAAGTTGGACCATTCATTACTAGCGCTGATGACTGAATTGTTCCAGTTTTAGGAGATATGGTTGAGTTAACTGATGTTTCCGTTGTGTAACTTGAAGACATAAAGTTTTTAATTGTTCCGCCTCTTGATGTCTGCTGTGCTTTAGAGTTATTGACTCCTGCTGCTCCAATTGAAGTTGCTGGTAAAGAAATATCTTCAAGCAAAGTAGTTGTAAATAAATATTGGGTTTCCATATCACAGCCTCTAACATAGGAATTGTTTGACCAATATGTGTCTATTCCAGCAGTATGACTTGTTATTGCTGTTCCAAATTGAGCACGTCCATGCTCATAAACTGCGCCATTCTGTAAACGAGTAACACCATCAATGTCTTCGTAAAATGGAACTGTATAAATTCTTACTAAACCAGTTGGGTATATTTTTCCGTTAAACGGCAAAGATTTAAAAAAGTTTTGATACTCTTGATTATTGGTAATCCACACATTGCTACTGCCCTGTCTGTGAGAAACTCTCCATGCCTGTATTTGTTCACCCTTTTGTGCTTCTGTAATTTCTCTATTTGCAACTCTTTTGTCTAAATTATCAATAACGCTTGTTGGCGCTAATCTTCCAGGTAAAACAATTTCTGGTTTAGATTCATCTAAATTTATACCGTCTGACAATATGGGATACCAAATTGCAAGGGTAACATTAAACTGTGCAGCGTCATATCTAATGACTTCTCCATTAGAATAAAAGTATCCTTGATATCTTGTAAGCCAATAAACGTTTTCCCCAAGATCAAAAACATTATTTACTATTTTACGATTAACAACACTTGGTGGAGACATAGTAAGGTCAGAATTTAACGGCATTGCTCCTAAAACATATTTACCCTGTTTAGACGCAACCTCATTAATTGTTTTAGTTGAGTCCGTTCCAGATACTTCCCATAAAAGTGCTGGTTTATAAATCCAAGTTTTATCTATATCAATCATACTTGCTTGACGAATAGAACCGTATGATCTTTGAATATACCTAGTTGTATAATTAATCTTTCCGTTATTATAAACTTTTTTATCTTCAGATGCAATTGAAATAATATTTGGAAGTGTTCCAGAAGATAAGTTTTCAATAATACCGCTAACAGATTGATTATTAGACCCAGACAGAACCATGCTGGAAGTTCTATCATCTATATCTGGGAGCATATAGTTTTTGCTCATTACAATAAAATTGTTATATTCATCAAAAAACATTGCTGTTTGTGTAGACACTGCAAGTTGATTTAACACTTCTGCTACCGTTTGATCTGGAGCAATAAAAAAATATGGAATGATTGGGTCTGGTTCGTTCGTTGTTCTATAAAATGCGTAATTGCTAAACCCAATATAATCAAGAATTAAACTAATTGCATAACTAAGCGATACCTCTGTTACTAACATTCTAGGGGCAGGCATAGATTCTAAAAAGAAATAAAAGTCTCTTAAAGATATTTCTAATGTACCAGCAGTAACGGTTGCTTGTGGAAATCCATCAGAATAAAGCGTTTTGATCGGAACCCAATAATCAAATCCACTTACATTTAATATTTTTTCATAAAAATTAAATTTAATATTTTTATCAACATAATCACTAATTATGCTAGTTGTGTTATTATCATTAAAGGCTTGATCATCATCAAATAAAGATATGCTTCCAGTTGAAGCGAGTAATTGTCCTACTGGTAAAGCAGATGTTCCAAGATCTGAAAGAATTTTTTTAACGCTATAATCTATTGTCTTATCCGATATATTAGCAACTAATCTTGGAGACATTTCAATTAAATCAAAGGTAGAATCAAACTTGTTCATTTTTTCTACTACGATTCTTAGTCCACGAACATTTTGAAACTCTCTATAAATAATTTGCCCATTTGTTGTTTCTTGAAATGATGATGGATTTGTTAGATCTGTAACAAATGTTGTCTTATTGTCAATTTGTTCACTTCCTAGTACCCATCCATAAACGGGAGTAAATGTATCATACGTTTCAGTGGTGCTGTTCCAAACATAATAAGTTCCAACATCTCCTGCATTTGAAATAACTAAATATGCATATCCGTTTATTGATTCATTTGGTAGTAGTGTAGATGAAGAAAAGGTTTCTGCAAAAACAAAACTGTCTTTAAAATTATCTGGAATATTTTTTAATCTATATTGTAATTCAACATATCCGTCATGAGCAATGATTGGGGACCCATCTTCACGTACATCGTTTTCAGTAAACACATAGGCATCTGCCCAATTATTTCCTTCAAGATATTGAACCTTCCACCTTGTTGGCGTTGTTTTATTTACGTTACCAAAAAAGGGATCTGAAAAAGTTCTAGAAATATCAGTAAAGTCTCCTAGGTCTACGTCTCCAACATTGGTCTGCATTTTTACAATGATTCTGTTTGCTGGTACATTTTTTTTATAAACTACAAATGGTGCAGTATCGTCTATATAGTAATTGCCGTTAACTATATTTTTAGCAATACCTCTTTCAACACCATTCTCAGTTCTAAAAGATGTGAAGTATTTAAATTGATCATATCGTGATGCCATATAATATCTTGGCCTTCTAGCAAGATCACTTCCAGAATTTGATAAAAACTTACCCTTAAAAGCAACTGCTTTATTAATACCAGATCTAGGTCTAAATGGCTTTATGCAATCTTCTAATGAATATAAAAGTTTATTTTTTTCTTTTATGGATTTGAAGGTTTGTGGTGTTCCATCATTTTCAAACCCTCCATCAACAACAACATCTGCATCTGTTGCTCCAGTATAAAATAATCCAGCGTCTGCGCTATCAAATGTATTAGGCAGTGTTAAGAATTGAGAATTTTGTTCCTGGGATCTATATCTGTAATTACCAAGTTTAAATATATTGTCTGGCATATTCATGTTCCATTCAGCCAGAACTAATGACTCTGTCTGTATTGTTGCAGATGTTTCAAAGTGGTTTTTTAGTTCAGCACTTTCAAACATTTAGACTTCTTCCAGTGTTGCCGATATGTTCCAAAGATCATGATTTGTTGCCCCACGCTTTACAACTGAATAATTAAAGTCTGCAAAGTAAACTTCAATAATTTGATTATATCTATTTAAACCATTGTATTCATAAGTTTGTCCTTCTAGGTTTGTATATTTATCATAAGCAAGGTACATAAAAAACGGACCTTGATGTGTTTCATACCAATCAAGAAGTTCTACTCCACCTGCACCACCGTCTGCTGTGTACTCTGTTGTAGATCCTTCACTTGGTGATACTCCTGTTGTTGAGTTAAAGTTAGGCAATCCTGAATACCCTCTTGAAGGCAGCATGTTCCAAGACACGGACATAGTTAACTTATCTGCAATATGATATGAACGCATGCGACCATTAATCGTTCTTTGGCGTTGCTCAATTCTTTGGGTATTAAATTGCATATCCCCCCTATTATGATCAGATAAAATAATAAACTGATCTAATAAATCTGGATCTGTTTCTGTTGTAGATGCCCCTACCTCCACTCCAGTAGGCACGTATAGGCCATTAGAGAGGGTTCCAGCGTTGTTTGCCCATAATATACCCTGCGGTCTGGTGTACCTTCGTCTACCCGTTAAATAAGCACTAGTAGCCATTATCGCCTTTGTCCTCTAATTCTTTGTGAATCAACATTTTTGATTTCTCTCATTACCGCATTAGCAATATCTTTAGCATTTCCATTAGCGCTATTAATACTGAATCCTAAATTATAATTATACACTGCCGTTGAGTTATCGCTTACAGATGTTGAAATGTTATTTATTGGAACTTGGGTTGTACCCATATCACCAAGCATTCCAGGATACTTGGATTCATTTATTCTTTCAAGCAATGGTCCATATGCTTTTGACGCTGCCTTATTCATGACAAACTCTCCAGGAGTTAGCATTGTTGGTACGGTATCTGATCCCATTGCTCTACCGCCAAATGCCATGTATTTTGAAATTGAACCACCATACATTTTTCCTGGTATCTTAATTACTTGGCCTGGTCTAATTAAATTTGGATTTGAAATTTGTGGGTTGGCTTTTATTACATCTGCAAGTTTTACTCCTGCTTTTGCTGCAATACCACTTAGGGTGTTGCCAGATTTAACTGTTACGGTTGAACCTGTTGAAGGTATATCTACTTTAGTACCGCCTACATAAGTTGATGACCCACCTGTACCTGTGCCTGTGCCCGTACCTGTGCCTGTGCCTGATCCTCCTGATAACCCTGAAAGACTTGCTAGATTTTTTTGATTTGTTACCGCATCACCTAATGCTTTAGCAAGCGCTGCTGCAGATCCTGCTTGAGTTAAAAGTGATTCATTAAACGGAATGCCTGCTTTTTCTGCTGCTTCAATAAGTCCAGCAAGACTATCAATCTCTTCTCTGGTTTTTCCAGCATAGAAAGCAGAACTTTTTAGGCTATCAACTTCAGAATTTAATGCTTGAATATTTCTATTAATTGAATCAATTGTATTTTCAATTGTATCTTTCTTTTGTTGCAGAGTTAACAGAGATCCTCTTTCAATTGTATTAATCTGTAATTGAAGTTCTTTGTTTTGTTTTTCAATTGCAACTCTTCCAAGTGCTTTAATTTGAGCATCACGAGTATTTGTCAAAGCCTCTTTTTGTCCAGTTACGGCAGAGGATGCATTTTCTGCTCTTGCCTCTTGAACAAGTTGTGCAGCAGCAGATATATCTCCACGAGTAAGTGCATCAGCAATAGAAAGTCTTTGTTTTTGAATATTTGCAATATCCTGATTAATGGTTGCAATTTTATCTAAAGCCTCTATCTGTGTATTATATTTTTCATTAATTGCATCTTCTTGTAAAGATATTGATTCAAGAGTAAAATTATTTGCATCAATTATATCTTGTATTGGTTTAATTTGAGAATCTGTAATTTTTTGAATTTCATCATTAACTTTTTGTAAATTTTGTTCTTGAGTTTTTAAAGCATCATTTTCTGCTTTTATCTTAGGTGCAAACTGAATGTCAATTATTTTATCTCTAAGATCTGCTTGTGCCTGATATCGCTCTAACTGTTTTTTAAACAAGTTTGGCTTTTCCATATATTTTAATTCAGCATCTGCTTGTCCTTTTATTGCTGCTTTGTATTCTTTAATTAATTTAATAATTTTTTCTAATGATGCACCCTTGTTATTTGCAATAACCAAAGATGCTATTTCTGCGTCATTTGATAGTTCTGTTGCAGTTGCTTCATCAATTTTTGCATTACGCAGTATGATATAGGCCTTGGTTTGATTTTGAAGGGCTTTAATTCTTTCTTGAAGTGCATTTGGTTTGCCTTTACCACCACCACCGCCACCGCCACCTTTTGCATCTTCTTCATTTACTTTATTTATTGCTCCAAAAAGATTCTCGTACGCTACTCTTAAACGATTAATTCCTCTCATTTTTGTTTTTCCATCTGAAGAAGAAAGGGCTTTTAATATTGGGCTGTCTTTACTAAGAACTCCAGAACTTAGTAGGGCAATCAGCATCATTTGTTGTTTTACTGTATACAGTGTTGATAAAAATGGTTTTGCGTCAAGATCAAGTTTTTTAAATACTTCCAATAAGGCAACTCTTCTTGATGTTTCATCAAGGCCATTCATTGTATTAAGGGTAGACAGCAAAGTTGATTCAAACTGTTCTCCACTAATAAGTCCAAGTCTAAACATTCCAGCAGCAGAGTTTGATGTTTCTGAAATAAAAGTGCTAAGTTCAGATAAGGCTTTTTTTGCATCTTTTGTAAATTCTATATATGTCTCACTGGCAGCCGTTCCGTATCCACGTATAAATTTTGTTTGCATACCACCACTATTTAATTGTTTTCCTAAATTTTCAAGTAGTGGTTTAATTTGATCTTGCAATTCTTTGATTGATTCTGTTGAAAAATTAAGTGATTTAACATCTAACTTAACTTCTGTCTTACCTGCTTCTTCACGAAGAGCGTCAACAATTGTTTGAACCTGCTCATTGGCAAAACCTTGTGCCTTAAGATTAAGAGCCAAAGTTGTAAAGGCTAATTGTGCTTCTTGTGCAGTAGACTTAGATAATGTCTTAATAGTAGGAGCAAATTGCTTTTTAAATGATTCGTCTGCTCTTAGTCTGTCTCTTGCAGTTCTTGTATCTTTTGAAACAATTTCTCTATTTCTATTTTCAAATGGAAGTTTTGTAGGAACTACTCCAAAGAAATCACCCAATGTTTTAACTTGCTCTGTAGTAGTTTTCATTGCATTTGAAAGACCGTAGATATATTCTAATTCTTTCTTTCTTGCATCATTGGCAAGTTTTATAATTCCAACACCTACCATCAAACCAATACCTGCAAGTCCAAAGCCAACTTTAAATTTTGAAATAAGTGAAATTATTTTATTTCCAGTTAGCAGTTGAATGACAGAAGATAAAGCAAACAATGGCCCAGTTATTTGAAATAATATTTCTGAGAATTTTCCTAGATTTCCACCAGCCATAGAGGCAACACCTGACAACGCAGATAGGGCAAAGGTACCACTCATAAACGCTTTGTTTAATGAGTTCATTCTTTGATTAGTAATTGCTATCTTTTGCTGTTGTTTTCTTAATGCATCTCTCATTGCATTTTCTTCGTATGCTGCATTTAAAGTGGAAAGTGGAACTCCTACTCTAGGTGCATTACCTGCTACAGATCCTGGAGCACCTTGTGGTCTAGATGCGACTCTTCTGGATCCCCTGCCAGCCCCACCTGTAGCAGCCTGACCTAATTGAGAACCTGCTAATGCGACATCATCTTGTCTATTTTCCATTCCAACTTCAAGGCCACGAGCAATATCTTCGCCAATTGGAATGGTTTTTCTAGATGGTGACTGAGTTCCCGCTGCTTTTGCTGTTGATGCAATTGCTGCATCTGCTAAACGTTTTGCGTGTTCTTCATTTTTTCTTATGGTTTGTTGAGTTACAAAATCACTAATTGTTCCTCTATATGATCCACCTCTACTAAGGTCCATTTTTGGCTCAAATTGTGGTGAGTTTGCAAAAGGCTGTCGCACCACTCTTGCTTCTTGAATTGCTCCTTTTGCAATATCTTTTGTAATTGCCTTGGTTATTTTTTCTCCAACATCTCCAAGATATGGAGTCATCTGTTTTGTTAATTCTTCTGCACTTGCAGTAACTGATGTTGTAATATGGGACATTGTTGCAACTTCCCATTTATCTAACATTGGATTTAATGTTTGGAATGACCTAACAGTTTTTCCTCTACTTTGAGATAGTCGCTCTGTTTGTCTAAATGCTGCTGGATTTTCTTCTGCAGCAAACTTTTGTGCTGCAGTTCTTGCTCCTCTGTATGATCCTGCAAAGGTTGTTCTTCCAATTCCACCTGAAGATCCAGACCCTACGCCTACTGGACCAACTGTTCTAATTTGACTAATAGCATTTTCAAGTGCAACATCAATATCTTTTCCAGCAATTTGTATTCCTTTTGCTGCTTCACGAAGTGCTGGTACAACTATTTCTTCAAGATCTGCATCTTTAATAAATTCTCTTCCAGATTGATTTAATGCATCTGTTGCTGTTTGTGCAAAAAGATCTGCTATGGCAGACCATTCTTGTTTAAATTTAGGGTTATTAAGACCAACTTTAATTTCTCTTGCAATTACAGCAACTAGTGGAGCCATTGACGCTCCGCCTGCTTGATCTAAATATTTAGTAACATCTCCAGTTGCAGCGCCTCTTCCAGTTAACTGCCCCATAAGTGTATTAATTGATTCTGGTAAAAACATTGTTGCATTCTTAAAACCTTTACCAAATTTATATCCAGGTATGTTGTCTGCAATCATTCCATTAATTAATGGCGCATACTTCTTTGCCATATCTGTTGGGATAACTGCTTCTCCTGGAGATAGCATTGCTGGAACTACATCGCCTGCTCCCTTTGGTCCTGGAACACTTAAAATACCATCTGCAAACCTTCTAGCACCTCTTCCTGGCATCATCATTCCAGGATTATTCATTGCAAAGTTTCTTGCTGCTCCTGCTGCTGATGTATATGCTGCTATAAGTTTATTTATTTGGGCTACTTCAGCAGTAAATGTTTGTGTTAAGTTTGCGTGTGTTTGATTAAGTGAGTGTGCTGCTGCTGCTGCATCTAACTGCTCCATGGTCATATACTGGGTTTGTTCTCCCAGCATTTGTGATTGACCAGTTAATCTTTGATACCCTCCACGTAATGTTAAGAATAGTTTAATTATATTTGCGACACCATTTGCAAGCAAACCAAATGTCATAAGTAGTACAGGTCCTACTGCACCAATCCCTACTGTTAATAATGTAATTAATTTTTTAGTTCCGTCTGAAAGGTTGGAAAACTTTTCAAGAATTCCACCAACAAATTCAATAACTGGTGTAAGTGCCTCCAAGAAAGCCTCTCCCACTGGAACAAGGGCAAACTTAAGATCTTCAACACTCTTTTTAAATTTATTCATTGCAGAGTCTGCAGTCATTCCTAATTCTTGTTCAGACAGGGCTGACAATTCTTCTACTGATGAATTTGCTAAAGCAAGAACACGAGCAGCCTGATTACCATCTTTTGCTACGTTAGCAAATAACGTTGATAGACGAGCAAATTGGAATTTACCAAACATTTGCTCAATTGCTCTTGCTCTAGCAAGTGGATCTAAAGCATTTAAAGCGCTAGCAAATTCTACAACTGTTGCTTTTAAGTTACCTTTATTTTTTTCAACAATTGCAGTTGCATTAATTCCAAACCCTGCAAGCATGTCAGATGCTTTTTTAGTTGGATTAATCAATGCTGCAAGACCAGACTTAAGTGCGTTTGCACCTTCTGATGCATTAATTCCGCCTTCTTTCATAGCAGCCATGAAGAATGTTAAATCTTTTACATCTCCACCTAGTTGCTGAATAACTGGTGCTACCTTTGGAATTGCTGTAGTAATATCGTCAAGGGATACGACTGTTTGGTTTTCTACTGCGTTAAGAAAATCAATTGATTCTGCAAGTTTGTCGGATGACATACCAAAAGCATTTTGCAATGATATAGTTGTTTCAAGAGCCTTTTGACTTTCAACTTGACCAAGAATAGAAAGGCGTGTGGCTTGTGCTGTTTGACGTTGTAAATCTAAACCTTGAAAACCTGCTGCTGCAGCCTCTGCTGCCAAACCAACTGTTTGAGAAACAGAAACGCCATACTTTGTAAACTGTTTTCCTAGTTCTGTAATGTTTGCTAGTGCTTCTTTAGTTTCAGATTGTGGTGTAAATAAATCTCCATAAACCTTTCTAAATCTAAGCGCTTGGGCTTCCATTTCCATAAAGGTTTTTGTTGCTGCTGAGCCTACAAGCATTAATGGTAGGGTAAAGCCAACCATTAACTGACGACCAGCCCATTGTGTATTCTTACCAAAGTTTAATAGATTGGTAGAGCCTTGTTTCATTAATTGATTAAATAGTGCTTGTTTCTGTGCTGCTACTTGAATCTTGGTATTGTAATCACCCATATCCAACTGTGTAGGCATGATAGCCATTGCCTTCATTGCACCGTTGGTATCACGACCCATTTTAATATACTGGGTTTGAAGTCTCTTAACTCTTTCTTCTGCTACCCTGCCAATTGTTTCAAACTCTGATTTAAAAAGTTTGCCAAATGTTTTTGTAGATGCTCCTGCATAGCGGAAGTATTCCCGCATTGAAAATTTATTTTTTTCTAATGAATCAGTGAAAGATTCTGCAGATGTTTTAACTGTTCGCATTTCGGCGCTAAACGCACCAATAGAGTTAATGCTATTTAAAAGATTTTTTTGTAGACCCTTTTGAGCAAGGGCTGCTGCCTCACTTGATTTGGCTATTGAGGTGTGAAACTGAGATATCTGACGTTGTAATGCTTTTAACTGTGATAATGCATTAGACGAATCAATATTAATGTCAATATTAGCATTAACATCAGCCATTTAGTTTCACACCTCTTTTAATTATTCAGCCATAGTTACGCCAAGAACGTCTGAAACTTCAGCAAGTTTAATACCTGATGCTGCTTCTACGATCTTGTAAACAGTTGGGAGATCAATATTCTCCTCTAGTTTTTTTACGTCTTCTGAGAGTTCTGGCTTGTACTGTTTCATTGCAATCTGCACACACTCCATAAGAATGTCCATAGACTTGCCGTTATCTTCCGCCACTGCTCCCACACCCTCAAACTTCTTCATAAATGGACGAAGTAGAGAGATTTTTAGAGGACGTACTGTAACCTTTGTGCCATCAATCAATGTAAGAGTGTTTTCCTCATACGTAGTTGTTGTCATTATTTCCTCCTATAGGTTATGTTAATTATAGCATGCTAGCCCTTATTTTTTTATTATTTTATTTTGTTAAATCTTCGTAATCTAGACCATAGCCAATGCCAAACCCTGCACTTCTGGCATTTTGTCCTTGAAGAGCCAAAATGTCATTACCGTCTTTTGCTTTGCCTTGACTAAATACTCTAGCCTTCATATCTTCCCATTCTTTTTGCCCTTTTGATTCTCCAGACTGAGCATCTAAATCTACTCCCTGAATTGCAGCCAAGAATTTTTTTTCTTGATAATCAAGTTCTCTACGACTTGAAAGAGTTGCAATTAATTCTGGCATAGATAAGGATTCTTCTAGTTCACGATAATCTTTCCATATACCCAATAAAAATACCTCAGACTCAATCTTGGCAAGGTCTAAATCTGACCAACTTGATCCACTGTCTGTTGCTTGGTCCTTTACTGTTTCTTCAGATTTTTGATTAATTTTTATACCCGCAGAAATATCTAATACTGTGTATATAGTTGGCATATCTAGGCTATCTTCTACATCAGATTTTGTTAATTTTATATCTGGATAATATTGTTTCATTGTAATTCTTACACACTCAACTAAAAAATCTATGGCTTCATCATCATTTTTGGCAGTTTTAACGTACTCAAATGCCTCCATAAACTCACGTAAATATTTTATTTTTAATGGAACGATCTCTAGTTCTGTACCATCAACGAGTTTAATTATCTTATTTTTATAAACGGTTGTTGCCATAATCTTTCTATTCTATCACAGGCAAAACAAAAAACCCACCTAATTAAAGGTGGGTCTTGAGTTAATCTAAATTTAGATTATGATTGTCCAAAGGTACGATCAATGATCTTACCGTATGAACCTGAAGTATCTTCAGGAAGAAGACGGAATGAAACCTCAAACATTGAAGGCTCGTCACGCTTTGCTGATACAGTTACGTTCTCAATTGAAAGAGCACGATATGCTGCATAGATGCGTTCTTTATCCTCAAATGTTGCTGGGTCACCAGATCCTGGACCAACAGCAACGATTCCTCGTTCTACTGGAACATCTCCAATGTCTCCTGCACTCAGGTTCAATGTCTGACCTGTAGATGCATTTTTATTTCCTGTAAGTCTAGCATCAGAGTATGCTAATGCTACAAGCAAGTTTTCTAAAGTTGCTTCAGCAAAAGCGGTAGCAAGATTTACTTGCATACCTTGCTTGTATAGTCTTGCAACGTCAAGAATTTGATCTACCTGAACTTCACCGAAGTCTGGTTGGAACTGTAATTCAAGACCGTTCATTGTGTAACCAACGTTAGTGTAAGTAGCGGCATTTGAAAGTGTAGTCTTGTAAGACTCGCTTGAATCAATTACTGCTCTAGATGCTAAAGTTGATGGGTTTAACGTATCATCGTTAATGAAGAATGCTGCTGCACCCACAATAACGTTGTTTGACGTACCACGGCTATATGGCATATTATTTCACCTCTTTCATAAAGTATTTATTAAGTTGTTTGGCGTGTTTCCTCTAAAGCCAATTATACCTCTTTTTATGTATACCTAGAATCAGAGTCAACCGCAATATGATAGTCATATTCAACAATTAGTTTGTTTACAAAGAGGGTTCTTGCTGAGGCCAGTTCTGCTACGTCTCTGCTTTCGTCTGCCTGGTATACCCTCGTACTGTGGAACAAAATATTAAATGGGGTATAGGCTTGTTTTGAAACAGATCCAGATGCTGCAATAGAGCCAATATTTGCTGCATTTTTGTAAAATTTAAATGTTGTCGCTGATGGAACGCTTTTAATAAAATAGGTACCATTAAATGTATTGTCTACCCCTGTGATTGTCACAGCGTCCCCTGCTACAAAGCCATGGGTAGTAGATGTTGTTACTGTGGCAAATTTGCTTGTAAGTGCTTTGTTTGATATGGCTTTAGTAGATATTGTTACTGGTGGAGTGCTTAGGGTTGGATTAAGAAAATTGTAAGAGTTTATGTCTTCTGCTGAAGAATCTTCACGATCAAGGGCACTAGATATAACACGAACACAGTCTATCAACTTACTAACGTCTGTAGAATAAATAAAATATATCAGTTGCTCTCTTTTTTGTAAATAAAACGGAGTAGGCCTAAATCTCATTAGTCTATCGTAAACAATTAAAAGGGGACTTTCTGTTTGTCTAATTTGAATACTATCGTTATACAAGTCTTCAATGTTTGTTGGAAACTGTGCTGGAACCATTGGACTTAATTCTTCTGCTGCTGCTATAAGTTCATAGTGTTTTAACTCAGACAAAATATATTGGTTTAAAAAGGTTGGTGGAAATCCAGTATCAGTTAGTATAGCCATAGTCTTATTCTACCCCAATTGTTGCATTAGTTATCCACTTAAATCCTGTGTCAATTCCTTTACTTCTACCCGCAACTGAACCAGCCTTAAAGTTTTTCTTATATAGTGTTGGTTTTTTGATATAGTCATAAACTCCAGATGCTCTCAAAAAAGATTGTTTAAAATATCTAGTCATAAACTCATCAAATGTAGATTCAAAACCACCAAGAACAAGATCTCCTCCTGGGTTTTCAACTTTGACTGGTCTACTTGTAAATACTTCTCCATTAGGTCCATTAAATTTTAACACTTTAGATTTTGTTGGTCTAATTGTTACTGGAATGCCCTCTTCCATAATTTTTGCTTTATTGTAAAACGGCGTAGTCATATTTTCAGAAACACTTCTTGATTGTCTAAACGTAGACTTAACAGAAAGTCCTAAATTACTAACTGTGTATGATAAATTGAATAGTCTTGCACTTGGACTGCCAACTTGATTCCATTCATAAACGTGATGTAGTGCTCTTGGATTTGCTCTGGCCTGCACATCAACATATTGTGCCAACGCTTGAATAGCCCCTGTACCTAATTTATCAAAAAATATTTTTTTACCACGATCAACACCTTCTAAAAACCCAAAAGAATAATTAATTATATTATTCATTTGTTTAGTGAAAGATGCTGTGTTTGTTCTTGCTATCACTAATCACCTACAGTCTGATTTTCAGCCCTGCGCCATAACATTTTATAATATTCTGTATATCCGAATGGGCCAGTAAACGGTTCAACTGTTGCTACTTCGTAAATTGTTCCCTTGCCCGATCTTACTCCTGCTGTTTCTTTGTAAATAATATTGTCGGATGCATCCCTAATATTTGCTATAAGTATGTTTGTTGTTGCGTTATTTGCATTGTTTGAAGAAAGTCTTGGGTCTTCTTTTGTTCTTGAAATAAGTTTGTTTTCATATTTTAAAAAATTTTCTGGCTTTACATCTTCTGATCCTAGCCCACCTACAGATGTAGCATTACAAGTAATTGTTCTATCGTATACCCAGTTTTTTGTAGGTTGTCCGTAACCACCTTGTGCAAGAATAGGAAAGTAGATATCAGCCTTCATTGGAAACATAAAGTCTGTGACTTCGCATGAATCCATTACAACACTCCAGGACGAACAATATTATTAATATACTTAGACAAAATCTTGTCTACAATAATATTTCCAGTACCCTCAATCATTCTTTTATCGTATTCAATTTTAAATTGATCAGTGCTGTAGTTCTTGATATATCTCTTGTAATAATCTAATTTACCACATCTAATATCTTCAACCAATAGTTTTGTCGCATCTTGAATATCAATAGGTACTACTTTGTATCCAGTTTCTAACAATAGTATAAGATCTATTCCAGTTGGGAATGCTACCCCAGGGGTTACGGTCATAGTGTTTCCACTGTCTTCTGTATCAAAAAGTGAAAAAGAATCTGACGTACCAATTGGAATTCTTGATGGTCGTTGTTCTGCTCTATTTATTGCACCCTCTGATGCTGTTGGGTCTTTTGTAAGTGCGGTTTTATCTTTAGTAATTACGTATGTGTAATCTCCCACAGTTGGGCCGTCTGGATTGTATATGTCATAAACTAGTTCTGTGTTTTCGTATACTCTTAATATTTTATGTACTTTTTTCCAAAGCGGAATATAATCTACCTCTTGCCCAACAATTTCAACAAATTCACGCTCATAGTAAAAACCACCAGTTATTGAATCAATGATCGTTCTTGCTAAATTTTCATACTCTACATATTTAGCAATCTCTGTTGCAGATGTTTGATTGTTTGCTGCTGCTAAAAGTGTAGGGTCTACGTATGGACGTTTTACTTCTAGATTATCTTCAACAACTATATCTCCACGATCTGCTACAACCATGCCACTTTCTTCTAAATCTTCATAGATTGTCAAAGCATATGATTTATCGTATTTAATAAAATCATCATCTAAGGTATAACTAACTTGCTTGCTAGCATTTGATGTCCTATAAGCGGCAACTTCTGATTGCTCTGCAACATCTTCAATAACTATGACATACTTGGCATTGGCATCTGGAACTGTATACTTAACAGTTAAAGGATATGGTGGTAGACGGAGAATTATTGACATTATGCTTTAGCGTAATAAGATGCTACTTCTTCAGGTTGTGCTATTCGTACTAACCTGTGAGTAAGCCACTTTTCCGATGCCTCCTTTGAGACTATGTTATACCCCACGCTCAATGCTCCCAAACCTTCCATATGAAGATTCCTGCCTGAGTGTAATGCTATTTTGTTTGTTAAGTCTTTATTTTTACCTGCTTTTTCTGCAGTTTCTTCTTTTACTTCTGGCGGAATCCAACTAGCCAAAATTTCTAAAATTTCAAGTTTTGTGTTTGATTCAAACAACTCTATGTTATTTTTCTTTGCGTATGCCTTTAGGGCCATGACTGTCTTATCTTTTAATTGATCCATTGTTAGATTCATTTTTTCTCCTGTGTTCACTTGTAATTATACCATCAGAAAGACAATAAGGAGGACGGTTTTTATGCCGTCCTCCCTAGTACGTGATGACTATATTTTAGGAATCAGCACTATCTGCGTCAACATAAGCGACTGCATCTAGTTCTTCCCAAGCAAGACCAAATCGTACGAATACTGTGTATTCAATTGTGTCTTTCTTTGGCTTGTATTCACGGTTTACAGTGATGTCTCTCTGGAAACCCCATACACGGTTAGAAGGGAATGTTAAGTCAACATAACCTGCTGGGTAGTAAGGAACTTCAAGAACATCTACACCTAGTACACGAGTTGTGCGTGAGTTACCAAGTGTTTGTGCGCCACCATCAAGGAATTGCTGACGATTTGCTTCAGTGCTTCCTGGACGATTAGCAAATGCTTCTGCAACTGCATCAGCAAGTGTACCGTTGTTACGAACAATACCAGCAAAAGCATCAGTACCTGCGTAGAATTTAAGATTGCTCTTAAGTGCACGGTACTTACGAGGCATTGCTAATAGCAAGCCTTGCATTACTGATGTAGTAAAATTGTTGTCTGATACTGTTGCAGCATATTCGTGAGCAGCATTTCCTACTGTTCCACGAGTTTGCTTTACGAAACCAGACATGATGGACAAGAAGTCTCCTGTTGCTCCATCACCGTTGATAGCAAGATCTTCAATATCGTTACCGAATGCGTTGGTCATTAATCGTACTAGACGATCTTCCAATGCTCCGCCTTCAATATTGTCTTCAAGTGCTTCAGTTGCTACTTCCCAATCAAGACGAATCTTTTTTGTTGTTAGTTCAACTTTTGTAAATCTAGCGCCAGTGTTTGTGTAGTTTGGTGAGCCTTGTGATGCTGCACGAATTACACGTTCTCCAACGTTGACTTTTTCAATTTCCATGGTGTTTGCTCTCATGGTGACACGACGGCCATCTTTAGCAAGGACAGTTGCATCCCATACGTAATCAATAAAACGTTGTGCTTGTTCAGGTGCAAGAATACCTCCTGCGTTACCTGTTGGATTAACTGCGTTATCTCCAGTTGTTACACCAAAGCCAGCAGTAGCAGTGTTACCAAGTTGTGAACCTACAGATCCTCCTGCAGCATTCAGACCAGTAGCACTTCCAACACCACCAGATACTAGTGCGCCTTGAGAGTTAAGTTCTGCTCCTGAGCCACCTGAACCTGGATAGTTTTTTTCTATGTTTGTGTTTTGTTCCGACATTATTTTTCACCTCCTAGTGATTTTTTACCTTAGTTAAATAGGTCGGCATTTGTGAGGAAACGACCGCCCCATAGGGTTTTATGAATCACTTGTGGTGATTCCTGTACGATCTCGCCTAGATCGCCAGACTTGCGGAAAGCAGTGTCTTGTTCTACAAGATCTACTCGCTTGCCAAACTCGTTAAAGTTGTTCTTGATTCCATTAACATCAGATGTTACCGATTCAAGAGATTTTGTTACTGCTGTTACCTTCTCGTTAAGAGATTTGATAGTTGCAGCAAGATCGCCAAAGGCATTAGTAAGAGAATTATTAATTTCTGAAACCGCTTTAGCAACTTCTTCTTTAACATCTGCAACGGATTTTTCCACCACAGTCTCTACTTCAACTGCTGCTTTTGCAACAGAAGATTCTGCACTAGCGTCATCTGATTTAGCAAGAGCAAGTTCTTCAACTGCTGGTGCTTCTTCAGCGACTGCAGGGGTTTCTACTGCTTCTGCAACAATTGCTGTTGCTTCTGCTACTACCTCTGCTGCTTGTGCCTCTGGAGCAACCTCTGCATTTTCAACTACAGTTTCTGAAACTGTGTTTGTTGATTCTGTCATTAGATTTACCTCCTTAGTAATCTTAATTGTATTAATGCCTTTAGCACTATCAACTAAGAATTTTATTAGTTTTTCAGTATCTTTATCATTCTTTTCTATAAAACCAATGTTTTGCATTGCATTACCATTTACTGGACTTGTTGCAGAGTCAGAATCAGATACCATGACAATACCGTTTTCTGAGTCCCAAAATACATTTTCAATTTCTGTTTTTGATAGATATCCATCAACTACGTTTTGCCCATTAATTTTTTCAATAGAAACTATGTTTGCAAATTGATTTGCTGGATTATCTACAAGAGAAAGTTCTGACAACTCATAAGTTTTAATTACACGAATTGTCTTATCTATTTTCTCGTCGTAAGCGTCATCCCATTCTTTAATGTTTCCACCTATTGAAAAACCAGTATAGGTTCCGTCTAAAACTTTTTCCCATGCATTCTGTGCACCTTTGGAAACGTAAGCAGAAACATAAACTCCGCTATAAAACTTTTTAGTACTTGGATCAAAATACTTATCTTCTTTAAAAGAAACAATTTTACCAACAGCACTTGGTTGATGCATTTCACGAAGGTTACCACGGAAATTCTTAAAAGCGTTTATACTAGATTCTGTTGTTACAATGTCATTTTGACGATCAACGTTGTCTAGGGTTGCAAAACCAGAGACCATACGGCGCTCAACATCTACTTTTCCAATGGGCATTGAAAGGCGAACACTGTCACCTTTAGTTTCCCAATGAGCCTTGTTTATTAACATAACGTTATAATTATAGCACCGCTTTGAAGGAATTTCTCAATTATTGAGACGATCTACCCTCACCTTGTGCATTACGTCCAGATATAGTAGTTGGCGAATCAGAATTGTTATTTGTTCTTTCTGAATCTCTTTGACGATCCCCTGCTAAATTTGCTCTAGCATCGGTTGCTTGTCTTGGAGACATAACAAATGGCGTATCTCCATCTGCTCTTAATGGCAAGTCTAACATTTCACGAGCCTCATTTGGAGTCATAACCTGAGTCTTTACATATCTTTCAAGAATTTGAGATTGTGCAATTTCATCAGTTAGGGTTAGTTCGTTAAACCTAAGTTCAAGAATGTCTGTTTTTTCTCTTATGATTTTGTTTACAACCTTTTCCAAATGTCTCTGCGCTGGACGAGATACCTGTTCTTTAAATGTACGGTCTTGAGAAAGCGCTGCTGCAACGCCTCCAGAATCTGCACCACCTAGTTTTGAAATAGGAACTTGATGGGCAATTAAAATATCATCACGGTTTTGTTTGCGATACTCTTTAAATGAGCCATCCTGGATACCGTTTTCAATTGGTTCCATCTTAAATTCAACCTTATTTCCTTCTGTGTCTCCAGGAAGCGGAATATAAAGGGTTCTGTGTGATTGAGCCTTAAGGCCAGTCTGTAAAAATCTAAACATTTTATCTTCAGCATCACCTGAAAGTTTTGCACCTTTTAAGGTTACAACATATCTTGGAACAGCCTTATTTTCAAAGTAGTCAATGTTATATTGAGAAGCAAGTTGATCTCCAATAAGAGATGGCATTGCTGCAATAATATCTGGAATACCGTAAAATGTATTTAAAGGTGAGTATTCTTTTAAATGAATTATTTCATTAGGGCGTGGATCTGTACCCATAGGGTTTGCATTTTTTGCTCCAAAGTTTCTAAAGTAAACTACCTTTTGACCAATAATCTGCACAAAACCATCACGTAAACGTCGTATACGAACAGTTGTTGCTGGAATGTGGCCAACATAGCCAATTTCTCCAGCAGTTGTTCTACCTACTTCAATGAATCCATTACCTGTTGCCTGAAGGTCTGTGTAAACTTTTTCCATTGTTTTTGTAAAACTATCATCATCATTTAAATTTTCTAACCAGTCACGTACCTGAATCTTGGCTCTTTCAATACGATTACGAGCACGTTCTACCGCACCTGCATCTTCGTTCATTTCAAACCTTAACAACGTTCTATCCGATATATCAAAGCGATATCCAAGACCTACAATGTTTTCTACCTTGGCGTCAATTGCAGCATGGTTAGCAAATGATGTGTCATAGAAGTTGGCTAATTCGTACATGTTGTATGGAGGAGTAATTACGTCAAATAGTCCGTAACCATTCCTATATACCGTGCCAGGATTGATTTGTTTAGATCCAGCATTTACTCCAGATGGTGTTGCGTTTGCTGCGTCTAAGTATGCTTCATTGAATTCGGGTGCAGCATATTTTGTTAAATTACGAGTTGTTCTACGACGAAAGTTTTGGTCAAGCCCAACATAATCTTTTAAAACATCCCAAGTTTTGTTAAATGGGTCATGTGATTTAAAAATGTTGTCTTGTTTTTCTTCTGTATTAAGACTTGCACGGATATATTCTTGATCACTCATCCATTGCACCTCTTCCATGTTTTTCCAATGTTTGTTGTGCTGCATGCCAGGCACCTAAATCATTCATTGAAGGAATTAATCCTTCTTTTAATCTTGCCTTTTGTTCGGAATACTCTTCTTCACTAACTTGAGTTAGCCCTGGAACAAATACTGCTGTGCCAAGTCCATCATCTCCGTAATGTATTGCAACTTTTTTTAACTCTGCAATTTTTGAAATGTCTCCACGGTCGGAAGGTATATTTAGAACTGATCCTTCTTCGTCTGTAAACCATTTACCAGAGGATGTCTTATATACGTAAAGACCCCAGTCATAATGCTTATCTATTACCTGGCGACGGACATTTTTAACATAAGGCTTACCAGTTTTTGGGTTAATTAGGGATTCCATAACCATAAGTATATCAGATTATACTGGTGTAGAGACGTTGGTTGACCACTCTGTACTTGCATATATATTTAATTTTTCAGGTTGATAGACTAATCCTTCTCCGTCATCAACAATTATTTTATTTGTGCCTATATATGTCTTGTAAATATCTGAGGGGTTAATTCCGTAGAACTCTGATGATCCTATTACTAACATTCCATCCCAGGTAAAGTTACTGGACCAAAATTGCCAATCATTTGTTGTAATACCATCTGTCAATACCTGGAACCAAGTTCTTAGGGTTCTGCTTTCAACCTCTTGTAGGCTGTTTGCCTGATAGTATGCAATGTTGTTAAATAATATTGGCCCCGTCAAGTTTATGCTTCCAAGATATGAATTATAAACAAGAGAAGTTAAAAATGCTATTCCTATTGAAGACCATCCTTTAAGGGGTAGAACTGGCTCTCTTACTAGACTACCATTTAAATAAAATCCAACACCATTATAGGGAACACCGTTTTGATTCAAAACAAATATCCTACCTCTGTCTAGATCAGCACTGTTTGCTTGTAGGTAAAACTTAAGGGTTCCGCCTTTATGGTTAATTTCAAAAATCTCTGTTGCAGTTGTTGGAAATGCGTCCTGATCATATCTTAGCCATAACTGCATAGCGCTTACCTTGTAGTCTGTTGCTAACTCTTTATTAATTGGAAGATTTAGTCCACGATTCTCTAGAATATTTATTTCACCACGTACTTCAATTCCAGATGTTTTTGTTAAATATAAGTATGGGGTGCTTTCTTTATATATGCTAAACGGATTTTTAGATTTGTAATCAAAATAAATTCCATTCTTTTTATATGGAAATAAATCTACTCCAAATCTTGTGCCTATTGGATTAAAAGAGTTATCATTAAATGCTTGAGAAGCCAACTGTAATTTGTTTAATAGAATTGGCTTAGTTAAAACTCCACGACTGTTAAATTCAAGACTATAGACAATTGCAATTTTATTAAAGTCTATAGTTTTAATTGGATAGATCAATGTATTGTTTAAAATTTCAAACCTTGTTGTTTCCCAGTTTTCATAGTTATTTAAGTCAAGAACCTTGTATTCATTTGCTGGCTCTTCATTAGCAAAAGAAATTGGTGTGTTTGCCCCATCTGCAACATATTGAAATGTTACATAACTTTTTATTTGTGCGCCATCTGTATTATAATAAGAAGAAGATGTTCCAGACTCTTGCTCTAGAGTGGTTGTTGTTGGATATCCTAAATTAAATTGTAAAAAGTCTATTTCATAAAATTCTTCATCATTGTTATTTTTTACAAATTGAGCAAAGTAAGAAAGAGGCAGGTAATCTTGCCAGTATCCTGCAATGCCTATATCCAAGAAATACTTTTCATATGCTTCTGAAGGAAGGACTGTATAACTGGCTGTGTGATTAATTAACTGCTGCCCCTTGTCTAATTCAACAAAACCGTTTGTGTCAATATAGTTTGTTATTTTTGTAGAATTTAAAGTTGTTCCTAGTCCAATAGAATAAAGTCTTCCTGTAAAAGTGTAGTCTCCAGAGTTATCTCCACACACATACATCTTTAGAGAACTTTGATTTCCAAAAAAAGAACTCATGTTACTACCAAATTTTTCTGATAATGTTTTTATATTAAATCCAACTGCAAAAAGACTATTAGCCGTTATTGCGGTAGAGGTAAACAGCAGTTGAGCGGTTCCATTATAGGTTAAGGAATATTTAATTAAGTTTCCGTCTTTAAGAATCGTAAAATAGTTATTGTTTAAAGGGTTATATATTTTAAATAATATTTCATCTGATGCTAAGTTGTTAGAACTAAATACTCCGTAACAACTTTCAACTTCGCTTGACAATAGGTTAAATCTTGAAAAATTAATATATGACTCAACAGAGTTCCAAGTATTATTAGGTCTAAAAGACAAAAACTTATCGCTGATAACAGGACCAGACTCGTTATCTTGTATGTTTTTATTTGCATCATACAGTTCTTGTAATGTTTTATTGCCTAGGAATATTTCTGGCAAAGCATACTCAGGGGTTCTTAAATTTGTTTGACTAGTTGCTAGGTTATCAAAACTTCCTTGATCCCAACCAGCAAAGTCTGGATAATTATAGTTAGCCGTATAATTTGCAAATGGATAATCTATAAAGGCAGTTGTTCCTCCATAAGATGAGTTTATTCCCTCTGCAGAAATAACTCCTTGTCCATAAACCCACCTGCGCTTTGCAACTGTAACTGGAACCTGATAAGAATATATAGCAACGCAGTCAATTTCAAAAGGGTACACAGCATTGCTTGCATAGAATCCTACCCAGTCTTGATTGTCTCCGCTATTGTCAAGTTCTTCTGGAAGAGTTAGATTAGTGGTATCTAAAGATAATGATAAAACCTCTTCACCATTAACCAATAAAGATGCAGAATCTTTAATTAAACGAATATGAATAAGCATTGGTCTAAACCACTCACCAACAAAGTGTGATGAAAACTGATCGCCAATAACTAATGTTAAAAATCCATCTTCAACATACAAACCATCTTCAGACGATATTGGTCCAAATATTTTAAATGGTGTAGATGTGTTTACTGCTATTCTTGCCCAGAACTCAATTGTGTAGTCGTTATACTGGCCCTTTTTATTTAAAAATCCTTTACCTGGAAGAATTAAAGATGCGTCAGTATTTGGTTCTAATCTTGTTACTCCGCTTGCACCGTAAACTAAAGGAATGCCAGCATTTTTACACTTTAAACCACCTTCAGTAATATAGTATCCAGAGTCTTCTGCAACTCCATATGCTTGTGCCTCTACTGCATCATATCCGCCATAGATGCTTACTGTTGCTGGCACAGTGGTCTCTGTTATTCCATTTAAAGAGTATGTATTAAATTCTTCATTCCATTGCCCAAAAGTAATGCCATTTATATAAAACTCATTCTCTGCTGATGTTCCTGAACCTTCAAAAATTTTAATTTTAACAACAATTCGTAATTGTGCAGAAACATTTGGAATTTCAAAAGTTTCAGAAATAAATCCCCATTTTTGATAAAGTGTGCTAGTAAATGTTTTTAAATTTTGAACTATGGTTGATGTGGCTGGATCTGTATATTCATAACCTATAGAAACACTTTGCAAATAAACGCTATTTGAGTAAAAGTATGATCCAACAGTAAATGTTCCAAGATCTGCAAGAGTGTTAATATTAAGTATGTTGGGGCTAATCACTGATGATTCAAGTGTTTCTGTTGATGGAACGTTAACTCTAATTCTTGACAAACTACTATCTAAAAATGGTTCATCTAAATCTTCGGCTGATGCTGAAACTACGCAGTTTGTTTTTGCCCACAAGGTTGTAAGATTGCGTTGCGCTTCAGTAATTAAACTTTTATAGTCAAGGGTGTCGTCTAATGCCCACAAAACTAGTGGATGCTCAGAATATACTTTTTCTGCATATAAATTTGATGGGGTAGACATATTTCTCCTATCCCCTTATTATAGCAGGATGAAGACTAATATAGTTTGATTTCGCAAGCGTCTGTTGAGCAATACTTTTCAGACTCTGCATCAAGATTATCCTTGCCATCATAAATAGCAGACCAATCAATTTTACCAATTTTACCAACATAAGAGTTATACTCTTCTCTTGTAATGTTTGTATATGGTTGCTGTGGATAAGTTTTATTACCCATAGGTAAAAATGAAACTGCCTTTAATTGACCTTCATGCATGTGTAATGCTGGAGCAATGTGCTTGGTCTCAGACTCCTTGTCAAATGACAAAGTTACGGATACTCCATTATCAGACCAATACTTTTGAGCGGTAGCAGCCAAACCAATCTTTTCAAAAAGACTTACATCCTTTTCAGAACGAGGATGTCCAGATGCTACTGGGAAATATACTACTGAAGTGTTTGCTGATACTACGTCATCTTCAATTTTATACCCTGCTGCTTTAAATAGGTGCACCATTGGATCTGTATTACCAAACCTTATAGCACGAAGATAGAACTCTCCTCCTGGACCCCAATGGACTCCTGGTGTTGCACCAGATAACAATGAAACAGATCCTGAAGGTTTGACGGTAGTTACACGAATTGATTCACGTACACATAGCCATTCTGAGTATGTGTGATCATATGAGCGAATCTTTTTATAACCTTCGTCCATCCACTCACGAATAATCGGCATACCTTTTTTATCTGCAAAAGATGCAATGCCCGTAAGTGATGTTCCAATACGACGATTACGTTGCATGATTCCATTTGTAGTTTGCCAATGTGTTGGCATAAGCGTAACAGTCTTGCCGTATAAGTAAGCAAACTTTAATGTACGTAAAAAGTCTTCTTTATTTTCATGACGATTTAGATGAACTTCTACAAGTGTGCATAATTCATAACTTTCCAATGGTTGTTCAGCGCATGGATTGAATCCCATAACACGAGAATCTTTATAATCTGGAGCGTCCGCTAATCTTCCATAATCTCTAGCAACATCTAGCCAAATAAATCCTGGCTCTCCATTGTCTGCAATTAAGTCAACATAGTCTTCATATTTTGTTCCAACTTCTGCAGAAATAGAATTATTAGACATCCAAGCCCATCCTGGATTCTTTGAATCAAATGAGTTTCTATCTGGAAAAACCTCTGCATTTTTTAAATTAATAAAATCTTTATCTTCAGCATTTCCTAAAGCCAAAGTAGCAGAACGACGAACATTACCAGAAACAACACATGTACCAATAAGATTTACAATGTCTACTATTGCACGAGAATCAAGTGTTTCTCCTGGTCTACCGCCAATTACCCTGTCTATCTTACTGTGTAGTGCAATGAGTGGTTCTGGACCGCTAGCAACCCCTCCAAAGCCTTTTATAGGGGCACCTAGAGGACGGATAAGGTCATAGTTAAACTTCTGTATAGCCTGATTAGGGCGTAGGTATGAGTTTAAGAGCATTCTTACAGAATCAACCCAGCCCTCACGAGTATCTGGAATATCCCATACATTTTCTGGCTCTGTTGGAGCATAGATAGGCATTTCTTTGTCTTGACCGACGGTATCAAAGCCTACACCAATACCCAACATTAAAGCATCCATAACCCAAGCAAATAATGCTCCAGGATCATTACGATCAATATCACGAGTAGAAACCATTGCACAGTTTTGAAGGGAAGCAGAGTTACGCTTCTCCATAGTCATAGGAGTGCCAAATGCCCATAGACCACGACCTGGAGGTGTCCATTTTAATTCAAACATTCTTTGAAAGGCTTCTTGAGCAGACTTCTGTGCCTTATTGTCGTTCCATGGAAGTCTATTGTCTTTAGCGTGATTCTTTTGTACTGAATACATTCCTTCAATTACCCGCTTGCAAACCTCATGCCATCTTTCTTTTGTTCCGTCTTCTTTCATACGAGAATAGGTACGTATAAAAGTAATCTCACCTAAAGAGTTTGATCCAGCATCTGAAAAGCCAAATGGGGCTGGTACCTCAGTATATTTATTTACAAACTCATCTGACAAACGAAAAGAAAAGATATCTGACACTTATGTTCCAACTTTCTATTAATATTATAAGTACTTTGCAGAATCCAAAGCAGTGTTAAGTATATCATAGAATTAAAAAGAAAAACACGCTTGTTTAAGGCGTGTTAATCTCTAGTTAAGAGTTAGTGCTTTGTATTTTATAAAGTACTATGCACCAATCAACATTAATTCGCTAAATGCTGCACCTGCTGCAGGAGTAGAGAAAGAAAATACTCCAGAACCATCTGTTGTCAACACTTGTCCTGCTGCTCCGTCTGCTGCTGGAAGTGTCCAAATCTTGTTTGCTGAAACAGTTCCTGGAGCCTTAAAACCAACATAGTGGCTTGAGTCTGTATCTGCAAGTCTTAGTTCTGCTGTAGCATTAAGTGTAAGTGCTGTTGTTGCTACTGCACTTGCTAGTGTTTTGTTTGATAGTGTAGATGTGCTTGTTAAAGATACTAAATCATGATCTGTAACAGCAGTATTAAATTCAGCAAAAGTACCTGTAATAGTATTTGTTGTCAAACTAATAGACTTATTTGTAAGTGTTTCAGTACCTGCTAAAGATGCAAAGTCAGCATCTGTAACTGCTGTATTAAATTGTGCTAAAGTTCCTGAAACTGTATTAGATCCAAGAGCAATTGTCTTATTTGTAAGAGTTTGTGCTACAGCAGTTTCTAATGTACCGTTTAAATAAATGGCTTTTCCAGAAGCAAGGTTGATGTGCTCTGATGAAGTCCAAGCATCTGTAGCGTCTACCCAGTTGAAGGTTTTATCTGTTAAGCCCTTTAGTGTTATACCGCCACCATCTGCAGTTGTATCTGTTGGTGTGTCTGTGTCTCCAAGAACAATATTCTTATCTTCAACAACTAGGTTGGTTGAGTTAATATTTGTTGTAGTTCCGTTTACAGTTAAGTTTCCAGATATTGTTAAGTTAACTGCTGTTGCATCTCCAGTTAGTGCTGGTGCTGCAAGTGGGGCCTTAAGACCAAGATCTGTTGTAAGACCTGAAATCTTAGACTGAGCAATTGCTGCTGTTGCATTAATGTCTCCATCAACAATAGTTCCATCTGCAATCTTGGCTGATGTTACTGCACCCTCTGCAATTTTTCCTGTAGTGACTGCAAGGTCATTAATTTTTCCTGTTTCAACTGCTAAATTTTGAATTTTTGAAGTTGTAACTGAATCTCCTGCAAGTTTTACTGCTGTTATTGAATCATTTGCAAGGTTTGAAGCAGTTATGTCAGTTGTAAGTGCTACTGTTCCTGTTGCATCTGGAAATGTAATTGTACGGTCTGCTGTTGGATTTGTAACTGTTAAAGTAGTTTCATGAGCATCTGCAGATGAGCCTTCAATTACAATTCCTGAATCTGAAAGTGTAAGTCCTGAAACTACTGGACTTGTAAGTGTTTTATTTGTAAGAGTTTGAGTTCCAGTTTCAGTTACAATACCTGCTGCAATGTCACTTGTTAATGCTATTGTTCCTGTGCTTGTTGGTAGGGTAAGGGTTGCAGCCCCGTTTGTAATACTTGAGATTACTGGAGTTGTTAAGGTTTTGTTTGTAAGCGTTTCTGTTCCAGTAAGTGTGGCTACATCAGCATCGCTAATTGCTGTGTTTAATTGAGCAAGTGTTGATGTAACTGTATTTGAACCAAGAGAGATTGACTTGTTTGTAAGTGTTTCTGTTTTTGACTCTGTTGACTTAGCGTCCAACTGTGTCTGGATTGCTGAAGTTACACCATTAAGGTATCCAATTTCAGTATCTGAAACATCAGTTACTCTAAGTTGAACTGTTCCAGTTGCATCAGGGAATGTAATAGTACGGTCAGCAGTTGGATCTCCTGCAGAAAGTGTAAGTTCGTGAGCATCTGCTGTAGAACCTTCCATTACGATTGTTGAAGTAAATACACCAATATCTGTAATGTCTGAAAGGTTTCCAGTTGTAATAATTGTACCGCTAGTATTTGGAATAGTAATTGTGCGGTCAGCAGTTGGGTCTGTTACTGTAAGTGTGGTTTCATAAGAATCTGCGGTAGCGCCTTCAAAAGTAATACTTGTACCAAAAGCGGGGTTAACGGTAGAGTTGATGTCTGCAAAGTAATCTAGGTTTGCCCAGTTATTTACACCATCACCAATTTTAAATTTATTTGTGTCTGATTCCCAACCTATTTCGCCAGCATTTAATACTGGTCCTGCTCCTGCATTTGTAGAAATCCATTGCGCTGCAGTTCCTCTGCGCTGTTGCAATCTGGTTGCCATTTATTACTCCTTATGCTTAGTCATATTATAACAGATAATTAATTAAAATTATCTGTTGCTATCCCGCCGTCATACGTTGCTTCAAAACTTTCAGTATTATAAAGTCCACCACTTACAAGAACTCCAGGTTCATAATAAAACCCAGCATCAATAAATCTGCTTACAACTAATCCAGTTCCATCAATTGCTGTGTCATGAATATGGTCTGGTAATATTTCAGAATCTTCAAGGGTAGCAATTGCAATCCACTGACTGCCATAGTATACGTGAATACGCTCTGTCACTGAGTCAAACCACAAATCTCCATTTTCTGGAGAAACTGGCTGTGTATCACTAACTGGAAGTTGTGGCGTTCCTACTGCAGTATCTACATAAAGTTTTGTTGCTGCATGTGCGTTTTGAGTAGGAGTGGCAACTGTGACTGTTGATCCAAAAGTTCCGCCATCGGCTACAATAATGCCGTGCTTTACTCTGAAGTCTTTATTTACTGTTGCCACTTCCGACCTCTATTCTAGTTATGCTTCAATATAAATCTTGTGTACTTTAACAGCAGTATCTGCTGCTGCACCAGTTACCTGAAGAAGAACGTTTCCACCACTGTAAACAGCGTTAGTTGTTCCTAGTTCAGCATTGCTGATTACATCTGCATACTCTGTTAAATAAACGTTGTTTGATCCATCAACTGTGACAAGAACTTCAATTACTTCAATATCAGTACCCTTTTTCATCTGAACAATATACTTTGCAGATGAATAAGTGCTTACTGACCATGTGTCAATCGTTGTTGCTGAAGTTGAAGCGGTAGCAAGAGCAGAACCAACAAGAGCATCTGGAAGAGCAATGCTTGTCGCTGCTGCTGCACCAAGAGTTGGTGTAACAAAAGTTGGGCTAGTAGTAAATGCCACTGTTCCAGAACCTGCTTCATCAGTTAATGCTGCTGCAAGGTTTGAAGAAGATGGAGTTGCAAGGAATGTTGCTACGCCAGTTCCAAGACCTGAGATACCAGTTGCTACTGGAAGATCAGTTGCATTTGTAAGTGTTAATGCACTTGGTGTTCCAAGGTTTGGAGTTGTCAGTGTTGGTGATGTTAGTGTCTTGTTTGTAAGAGTCTGTGTTCCATCAAGTGTGACTACAGTTGAATCAATATCAAGAGTGTTTCCATTCTTGTCTAATCCTGTACCCGCAACAATTTGTCCTAAACCAGTAAACTGAGTAAATGTAAGCGCTGTAGTGCCAACTGTGATTGAACCATTATTAGTTAATGTATAACCTTGATCAGCGTTTACAGTTCCTTCTTCTACGAATACCGCAAAATTTGAAGTAAGTTCAGCACCTGTATCTGCATCAGTTGAACGATCTGGAGCACCAGATACCTTAACTACATAAATACCGTTTTCTGAACCAGTTGCTTGATTCTTAACAAGAACTCGGTCACCTGTAGCAAGAGTTACTCCGTCAAGAGTATCTCCATTTTCTAGACCAGATGCGAGAGTTACTGCTGCAGTTGTTGCTGCACGAACTGATGCTTTCCAGTCAATACCTTGTGCTGCTGAATCTACATAAGCCTTTGTTGCTGCATCTTGTGCAGATGTTGGATCTCCAAGACCTGTAATCTTATTTGTACCCATTGCAATTGCGCCAGTCATGGTGCCACCAGCGAGTGCTAACTTAGCAGCAAGATCTGTTGTAAGGTTTGCAATCTTAGACTGAGCGATTGCAGCAGCAGAGTTAATGTCTGCATCTACAATTGTATCGTTAGCAATCTTTGCTGAAGTTACTGCACCATCTACAATTTTTGCTGTTTCAACAGAGTCTGCAGCAAGTTTACCAGCAGTTACGTTAGCATCTGTAATTTTTGCTGTAGTTACTGCGCCATCTGCAAGTTTGCCAGTGGTTACGTTTAGGTCTGCAATCTTTGCTGTGGTTACTGCAAGATTTGCAATCTCTGCTGTATTTACAGCATCATTTGCTATCTTAGCATTTGTTACTGAGTCTGAAGCAAGTTTTGCTTCTGTTACGTTAGCGTCTTTAATCTTTGCTGTCTCTACTGAATCTGCAGCAAGTTTAGCAGCGGTTACGTTAGCGTCTGTAATTTTTGCTGTGGTTACTGCGCCATCTGCAATCTCTGCTGTGTTTACAGCACTATCTGCAATCTTAGCATTTGTAACTGAGTTTGATGCAAGTTTTGCTTCTGTTACGTTAGCATCTGTAATTTTTGCTGTTGTTACTGAATCTGAAGCAAGCATTGTTGCTGTAACTGTTCCAGTATCACCAGATGTAACTACAGTACCTGTTACGTTAGGAAGTGTAATTGTACGATCTGCTGTTGGGTCAACTACTGTAAGAGTTGTTTCAAATGAATCTGCTGTTGCACCTTCAAAGGTGATTTGTGTATCAAATACACCAACTGCTGCTGGGTCAGACCACTGAACACCGTAGGTTGCGCCTGAGTTTGCTGTAAGTACTTGACCATTTGTGCCAATTGCTAAACGAGCAACTGCATCGTCTGCACTACCTACAATTAAATCACCTTTAGCATCTACAACACCTGCTGTGATTACGTTCTTTCCATTAACGGTCGCAGTTGATCCCTCAACTATCAGTCCCGATTTTACTCTAAAATCTTTTGTTACGGTTGCCATCTTTTATCTCCTTGGTTAGGCCTTTAATCCCATACGCAAATAGCGTAGAGTTATAGGTGTACTTCCCCCCACAGGAACCACAGTTAATGAAACTGTGTCTCCAGCCTTTGAAACAGAGATGGTGCCAATATTCCCATCATTTTCAATAGTGCCATATTGACTAACAGATACATCTGATCCATCATTCAATATTGTTAATTCTGTAACAGAGTACTTATTTGCACCGCCTGCTACATGCTTGAGTGAGATCATATATTTCATTGATCTAAACTCACTTGATGCAAAACTATCAAATACTGTTGAGTTTTCAATTCCATTAATTGTTAACTCATTATTGCCGTCTGATCCAAGATCGGTAGACCTAGCAGAAGTACTATCAATTAAATCTACATAGTTTTCCTGAGTTGGTCTATCACCTGTCTGAAACAGGGCCTTTACGTTGGTGGTTGATATCTTTGCCATGTGGCTATTATATCATTATGTTAAAGAATATAATTAGAAAAACCAATTATTTGAATACCAATTCCAGGAGGATTTGCTGGATCATACCCCTCAATACCAACGTTTGTAATTGTAAGTCTAAAAGGTAAAACTGATGATGGTGTAATAACTTTTGCATAGTCTACTTTTTGAAAGTTTGACGGTATTGGTATTAAATCAGAAATTACGACAGTATTTGTTAATGTAGCAATAGTAAGAACTGTACCTAAAGCAACATTAGATGCTGTTGAGTTAAAGGATTTTATGTTGGAAAGGGTTTTTGTTGGTTTTATATCTTGAATAGAAACAGGGTTTGATATATTGCTAATTCTTGTAGTAGCCATTTATCAACTCTGATCTGTAACTTCACCTATCATGATCATTTCACCTTGACATACCGTCCAAACACGATTAGCGTCGGTTAATTGAACATCAAATACGTCACCAGTTCTTAATTGTTTAGATTGTTCTGGTGATATGGTTACTGTGAATTCTCCTGGATCATCAAATACTGTTGCATATGGAGTTATGCTAAATATTAGGTCGGTTCCGATATTATCTGAGTACCGTCTAAAATCTGCTTTAATATCCCAACCAGTTATATCTCCACTTTCATCATTTGTATAATCTAATTCATTTCCAAGATCATCTTCTACATAAATTCTAAAAGAAGCACTGTCTCCGATAACAACTGTCCAGTTAACTAGTGGTGGAATATTTCCAAGATTATATGTTGCTGGAGCCGTTGGTTGAGGCGAAATTGCAGATTCATCGGGGTTTCTATATTGTGCCATAGTTATATCATTATACCATTAACTAATGTAATATTTAAAATATTTTTATATCTTATTGCTTTAACTTGACCAAGGAGCCAAATTAGTGTTATAATTAATACATGCTACCAGTAGGTAGCATTTGTTCTCTAGGAGGTATTCTACAATGAGAGAAGCAAATGTTTGGCTAGGGGTATTAACGTTGGTTATTTGCAGTACCGTTTTTTCGGCTACCGCAAATGCAACAAATGAAAATAACTTACTAATTAAACAGTCCGTGAAATCTGCCACCCAACAGGTGGCTTTTTTGGTTTCTAAAGACAAAAAATTAGAAAAGTATGAAAATGCTCATAATTTAACTGATGAGCAGTTGGTTGATATGTTGCGTCATGTTGGGTTTGAAGGAAGGGCTTTAAGGTCTGCTTGTGCTATTGCCAAGGCAGAGTCCAATGGGCGTCCTCTTGCCTTCAACGGCAATGTAAAAACTGGAGATAGTTCTTATGGAGTATTTCAGATCAATATGATTGGAGAATTGGGCCCAGACCGTAGAGAAAAATTTGAGTTAACCTCAAACGCTGAACTACTAAATCCAGTAGTGAATGCACAGATTGCTCTACATATGACTAAAGGGGGAAAAGACTGGTCCTCTTGGACTTCTATAAATGGAGCACGGTATAAGGACTGGTACAACAAATATCCATGTAAATAACAATTAAATAAAAAATCCCCCTTTGGCTTTATGCCTTTGGGGGTATTTTTTTATCTCCAAATATTCATATTAGCATATTTTTTTAGTATGTATTCGCTAAAAATATCTTCTGGCTTAGTTTTTGAAGGAGTTATTTGTGGATACACAATATGCGTTATTGGGTTGTGACCTAAAATATGCTCATTGTCAGTTTCAATTTTTTCAATATTATTCAAATCATGAGAAAATTTTTCTTCTTCTAAAAAGTCGTATATTTTATCTACTGTCTCTTTTGTATTATTTACAAGATCATCATATTCTACAAAATAAACAAAATCCCTATACTCTTTTGATAGGGCAGTTCTTAAAGACAGCATAGTCATATCCATTGCCATATTTAACGCACTTACGTATTCTGCAATTTTGTCATATTTATTCATACCGTGAGATATGTAAAGATTCATGGAGTTTATCTCTTTTTCAATAATGTCGCCACTTAAAATTGCTGTAGAGGCAATAACCTCTAAATAGTCTCTTACTGTAAATATTATTTTTGGTTTTGGATTTATATATTTAGTTACTAACTCCATGTTTTTAGGCGTTGTCCAATTTTTTTGCCTATCAAAAATAATCTCTTTGTTTACATCAGAATAAAATATATCAGTATATTTATTAAGGGTATCTATTGTTCTTTTTGAATTTTCCTGATTTCTTAATCCAGTTTCTGAACTTAAACTTGATTCAATTTGGAATAGTTGCTCTGATAATGGACTTAGTGGACTGCTATAAAATTTAGGGTTTTGATTTAATATTGCAGAAAGAAGTGTGTTTCCACTTCTTGGCATACCAGTTAACAAATAATATTTTTTGTTCAATTTTTTATCCTTTGTCATGTATATAATAGTTTAACACATACACATTTAAAAGACAAGTTTAAAAATATTAAACTTTATATTATTTAAGGATTAAGAAGAATCCAGCCATATTCTGCTTCAGACCACCTATACATAGGAGGCACTGGCTGATCAACTGGAGGAAGCCACTCACCGATTTCTTCGTCTAAAGTCCATGACTCAAATGGTTTTGGTGGAATAAAGGCATCACGTTCTTCGTCATAAATGTAACCAATTGCAGCAGCATTTTTACGAAATGGAACTCCATCCTGCATATGTACACCATGCGCTGTATTAAATGAATATCTCTTCCATCTCCTGTGACCGTGTAGAGACTCTAGAAAATCAATTCCAGATTCTTCTTCGTTTTCAGTATCTACTGAATTTTCGTGAACAGAGTGTATATTTATCACTACGTTATTTTCATCAAGTTCTGCAAAATTAGGCATTCCAGCGCACGCTCCCGTCTCCAGTCCATTCATATATCTTCCATGGGGCTGCAATTGTAACAGTAGGACTTCCTGTTACAGTTCCAGTGGCTGCAGATGAAGCATGCCTCATGATGACCTTACCTTTACCAGCATTATTTCCAGGAGATGAGTTATTCACACCACCCGAGCCGACAACGACGTTGTATGTTGTGTTTGTTGAAACGTTAAAAGTTGCCTCTTGAGCAGAGTTTCTACCTGAAGGTCCTCCATCATTTCGTCTAAGACCGCCTGCACCTCCACCGCCAGATGTGTCACAGGCGTTGTATCCACCAGTGGGACCACCAAAACCTGGATTGGAGCCACCATATTGTCCATATGTTACTGCGTTGCCAGTAATGCTAGAGGAAATACCTGCTCCACCTTGTGAGCCTGTGCCACCACCGTTACCAGGGCTGAACCGAGACCCACCACCACCATCAAAACCTTGATTTGCAGTACCTGAACCACCTGAGTAATTCTCACCAAAGTAACAACTATAACCACCACCACCGCCACAGCCACCACCGCCACCGCCGTTAGAACTTGCACCTCCACCCCCACCAACAGTTGTGATTGATCCAAAACTAGATGTTCCGCCTTGGCTGCCACCGTTGTTATTTGGGCCTCCACCTGATCCGCCACCTGCAATTACTAGGTATTGAAGTGTAGTTGGAGGAACGGGAAGAGGAATAGTTACAGAATTTGATGCTGAAGATGCAGGACTAGTTCCTGTTGTGTTTGTTCCTGTTACAGTAAATGTATAACTTGTTCCTGGATTTAGGTTTGCAACTGTTACGGGAGAAGATGCTGCTGTTCCTGTTAACCCGCTAGGACTTGATGTTGCGGTAAAAGATGTTGGAATTCCACCAATTGGATTTATAGTAAATGGTACATTTACTGAAGGATCCCCTGCAACTAATACTGCTGTCCCAATGATTGGCGCTTCTGGTACATCTGCTACCTTTGTTCCGCCTGCAGATGCATCTCTAGATTTTGATCCTGTTGTTCCAGAATTACTTGCTCTTGTAACTGCCATGGGGGTAAACTCCTTTTGTTTAAATTTTAATTAACTAAGTTCTGAACCAAATGCTGAAAAAGACATATTTGCAGAAGATGAATAGACACGAATTAAATCGCCTGCTGCAAGGGTAACTCCAAGAGTTAACATAATTGAATCTGACGCTCCTACTGTTGCTCCATAAACAATGTAGTGCTTCTGTGCTGTTGAAGCATCTGCTGCTGGACGTACAGCAATTCTGTATGTTCCAGAAGTACCTGCTTGATTGGCAATTGCCATAGTAGAAACTACAGCAGATGTTCCTGCTGGTACTGTGTAAAGAGTTGTCTCTGTCGTTGCTGATGGTGCTGATTGTGCTAAAACCTTATAGGCTGTTGGCATTTTTTATCCTCCCATTAATAAGAATACATCTGGCAATCCACTTGAGTCTTGCCATGATGTTATTATACCATCTGTTTGCAATACTTTTCCAGCCTTCCCTGCTTGTGCTGGAATAAAAGGAACCCATGTTGATCCACTATAAAATTGAAGTTGGTTTATTACGTTTCCACTACCATCTTGTCTTATTACACATATTGATCCTGCGGTTGGTGAAGTAATTGATGCATCTCTTGCTGTTGGATTAAGATAATTATTTATACCTTTTTTTGCAACCAGCGCTTCAAGCATTGTTACAGTAGATAAATAACTTTGTAGACCAGCCCATTCAAAGGTTCCAGACGTGTCTGTCTTGCCAGATAGTTCATACCATGTATCGTCTGCTACATTATAAATATATCCTGGCTTACCGTCTGTATTAAATGTTGGCATTAGACCACCCTATTAAATGCGCTAGTATCGCCATTGTAAACATACATCTCTAAAGGACTTGATCCCTTTTTAATCCAAATAACACCATTTGCTAGTCCAGTAGTTGGCTGCGTTGCGGTATAAACAGATGTTGCCGATATGTATCCTACTGGTGCTGATGCATCTTTGTCTACCCAAATATATCCATCTGGAATTGTATTAGAAAATGCTGTAAATGCTGCTGCAGTAGGAGCAGTTGTCGTTGCTCTTGAACTATCTCTTGCTGCAACCTCTAGCGCAGCCTTTGTGGTTATTTGGCTTTGTAAATTATTAATTGTATAAGCAATTGATGGATTTAAAAGATTTGCTGAATTGCTTTCTGCAGTATCAAAATCATACGAGCCGTAGTGATATGCTTTTAGTGCGTCCTGAATATTAGCATCGTCTGCTAATGCTGGAATTTTGGTTGGTACTAAATTTCCTATATTTTCTACAGCCATGTGGTCACCTCTTTAAAATTATACCATTTTTATATTAAACTATAGAAATAAACAGATGAACCGTTTTACTTCCAGTAAGTGCTGACCAAGTACCACCGCTATATTGGACTGCATCAAAATTTATTACTAGGTTTGTTCCTGCTCCTACTAAAGCAGGTATTTCCATTGATGAAGCAATTGGATTTGCCCCTTCAATTTGAAACTGAACACTAAAATTTGAAGCGGTAAGTGGCGAACCGCTAACCGTTACAATGTTTGATATAGGAATAGTTGTTGATCCTGCTCCAGATGTAAATGTGACTGCTCTAACAGATGAATAAATTGCTGGACTTACTTTTAAAACTTGAACCCAGGTATTTGCACCAGCCTGAGAAATATACTGATACATGTATCCATAATTTTCTCCTGGAGCGGTATTAATATACATATCGTTTAAGATTAAAGTATTTCCAAATAAAACACCACTTGCTGTTAGTGCATTTGGCTCTCCAGAACCGACAATAAACTTACTACCACGAACTCCCTGTGGGCCAATATCAACCAATAAGTCAATTGATTCTGGTGGCCCTATAACAACAACATCGTCAGTATTAAGTAGTACATCAACCATTATGAATCATCTGCTCCAGTAATATCATCTACTACTGTTACAGTCCCCGTTAAAAGTGTGTAAACTAATGTTGCGCCAGAATCTATTTGAACGTCATAGACATAACTTCCAGCAGTTAGCGCTTCTCCTGCACCTGGTAGGATTGTGCAAGTTACTGTGTCGGCAGAGCCATCTACGACAGCCTGCATTTCGTATTGAGTTTGACCCTCTCCTCTTGCGGTAGCAACAAAAAAGTTTGCGTTATAGCCTGTTAAATCAAAAGCGCCACCATTTGCAGTTTTTGGACGGATTACAAACTCATACCTATCACCACGATAGTAACTAAAATTATAAGAACCTGGAAATGCCATTATTCCTCCTGTAACATTATACCACTAAGAGACTGATACATATATACCTTTTAAAATAAAAGAGCCTTCATTGTCAGTTCTAATTTGAGGTTGCCCTCCGTAGTTTTTAATTCTATCGCTATTGATAAAAATGGTTTGACAATATGAAATGTCGTATGGATACTGATATTTAAGTAATCCAACATAGCCCATTGGAGAAACTTCTTCATCTCTCAAAAGAGTTCTTATCCAAACCTCTGTATTTGAAGTATATGTTTCTAAAGAAAAATCATATCTAATGTCTACTTTTGAACCAACCTTTAAGGTTTTTAAATTTATGTTTCTTGTTGTTGGATTTAACAATGAAACTGATCTATTTGGCAAATAGGCTTCAATGGTTTTTGATTCGTCTATATCTAAGAAAAAATCTACCCAACCGTCTTCGCCTCTTTCTGGACCTAGTCTATATTCTTGAATACTTTTATTTGCATAATAAGCCCAACCAGGATACTGTCCAGATGGGCTGTCGTATCCATCCCCTGCTCTTCCTGGTTCTCCACGTTCACCTTGTGGCCCTTGTCTTCCTGGATCACCTTTATCGCCCTTATCGCCTTTAGGTCCTTGTATTCCTGGTGGACCTGGAGGACCAACTTCGCCCTTTTCTCCAGTAACTCCAGGCACAGCGATATACTCTGTCGTTCTAACCTCTTGGATTGTTTCTAGATATTTTTTCTTTGGTGGAAAGTCCATGCTTTTAGCCATGACTTATCCTAACTACTTTATTTTGATCTTAAATATTTTTTTGCCAATTTTTATTACTGGCGGAAGAAGGGGTGTAGGGTTTGAAACTTTTACTATTGGCATTATAAACCTGGAGTCATATCACTTAGAACACAAATAGTTCCTATAACTGGTGTCCACACTGTATCTGCATTTGGCCCACTACCACCTTCTATAATTACTTCAAGGTCAAATCTTAACTCTGCTGCTACTTGGCTATAGCCTGTTCCCCAATCCTTTGTAACTGATGCGGGAGCAGTAATAGTTGCCTCATTATCAACAACAGTTACGGTTAGGTTATCTAATACATTTCCCATTGGATCATAGGCGGTTGCTCTAAATGTCCAGTCATCGCAGTCAAATGGTGTTACTTCATCGTCTTCTAAAAACTCTACAAGCAGGGTTGCTGTGTCTCCACGGACTACTGTCCATTGAATATTTGCTGGCGAGGCGCCATATTTTTCTACTGTAGGAGCACACATGATAATTGATTATACCATTAAATAAAAAACTGGACACCTAGACGCAGTGGGGTGGGGGTTAGAATCTAGGTGCCAGCGTAAAAATTATAACATTGTATTATTAGAATATAACAAATTATAACAAAACGTTATAAAAGGAATAAATAGTAACAAAACGTTATAAACCAGACATTAAACAAATTGTTATACGATTGTTATAATCACTTCTGCATAAACTGTAAAAAACCAGAGTATTACAGTGTATACTTAAAAATATAAAGAATAAAGAATAACTAGCAAGTAAGGTTTTTAAAGTATCTTATATATTATATATAAAGAAAATTATTTCTTAGAATGATCTTTAAAGTGTTCAAGCAAAAGGTCAAATAATTTGTCAGTTTTTTCCTCTAAGCGATTAACGGAATCTTTTAAACTGGAGCCTGAATTTGGTTTAAGTTCGTTTAAATAATGTTTTACGAGCCAACCGATTCCACCAGCAACAATTGTTATAATTGTTAAACCTGTTAATATTAATCCTGCCCAATCTTGCGGTGACATAAAGTAAATTATATCATCATATAAGATTAAATTTCGGCGGGAATTAATAAAGCCGAAAATAGAAATACCAAACCACTATAAGACATAACATGTGTGACACACACAATAATGTCTAACTGGATGTAATATCTATGTTTGCTTTATATCCCGATATGAGTTATACTTAGATGTGCTAGATAAAATTAAACAAACCCTTATTGAAGGTTTGACAAGTAAACTAAAAATACATCATTCAGTTTATAGACTTCCATGCACAAGTGAATTTCTAGAAGAACTTATTGCTAACACTTTGACAGAAGCAGGGTATATAAACGATTGGCAGCCTAATAGAAGCCATAGTATCAGCGTAGACATGTCTTTAGAGTCAGGCGAAAGTTTCTCCGTTAAATCAGGTGTATACGCAAATAACACACTAACTTTTTCTGGATCCAGGCTAGGCAAATATCAAACCTTAGATGCCATGATATCTAGCGTAGTGGATAATAGTGCTGATTACTATGTGTGTCTTGCTAAGAGCGACCAGGATTGGTCTTCTGTCCCCGCCGAAAATGAAAAAAAGGTTTACTATCTTTTTGTATTTCCTTCACAAACCTTAATATATGATAGTGGGGTTTGGAACAAAGTTGAAACCAAGTCTGGAGGATATAACTACGTTATGGAGTCTATTGGTATGTCTGCTAGAATTAATACTAGTATGTCGTCACAATTGTGGACCAGTGTTAATGAGTCACTTATTGGTGCCCCGACAAAATTGGAGATACTGTAATATGAAAACTCTGTTGCCAATGGTTGTAAAAAAAGAATGTGGAACTTGTACAAAATGTTGTGAGGGTTGGCTTCATGCAGATATAAGAGGACATGAAATGTATCCTGGCAAACCTTGTTTTTTTATTGAAATTGGCAAAGGCTGTAAAGATTATGAAAATAGACCACAAGAACCATGTAAAAATTTTACTTGTGGTTGGCTAGAAATAGAAAGTATGCCAGAAGAGTTTAAACCTGAAGTTTCTGGAGTAATTATGCATTTAAAAGAAACTGGTGGAAATTCATATATAGTTTTATCAAAGGCTCCTAATGATCCCACTGTACAATATTTGTCATGGGCTATCCAATATGCTATGTCTAAAGGTATTGGTATAATATGGTATATTGATGATCAAAGTTGGTGGTTGGGAAATAGCGAGTTTTCTAAACAAATGGAATTAGATCATCCAAAGAAAGGAAAATAAATGAGTGACGATGTTAAACCTTGGAATATGCTAGACAGATCTTCTCCAAAAGTTTCAAGACAGGTGGCTAAAGAGAGATTGGGTGTTTGTTATACATGCCCTGAGTTCCAACAAAGAATGCAAAGATGCAGCAAGTGTGGATGTTTTATGAAAATGAAAGTTGTTTTAGAAAGAGCCAAGTGTCCTCTAGGTAAGTGGTAATTACTCTTCAAAAGAAGACTGAGTCTCCATTAATTTATTAAACTTTTCTTCTTCAGAATTACCACATGCACATGTGTCACAACACTTTGTTGATTTACTTGTTTCGTTTACTATGTTCAAACCTTTTGCAGTATGTTTATCCAATGATTCAGATTCCATGATCCTCCATATATTTTAATCGTTCCATAAGTTTATAGTGCTCTGGATCTTCAATTATTTCTTTAATTATATCGTTAACTGTTTTACTTGGCATACCGTCGTCATCTGCCATAGAGGCCTCAAGGTTGTCTAAGATAGCCATATCAATGCTGCCAAACCAATTATGATGATAGAGATTATTATTCGTTGTTTCATTTGCATGAAGTACAGTAGTTGCTGACTCTAATGTTTTCTTTTGCTACCCAGATTATTTTAGCACAACCATAGCAAGACAACATAGAGTATTGTTTTTCTCTACGGTCTTTCCGAATTTCTAGTCCAAGTAAGTGCATATATATATTCTAGCATATTGTGGCTAGATTGTCCACCAGACATTATTATTGAAGAAAAATCCAACTTTTTTTCTATACTCTGAATACCCCTTATTTATTTTATTCCAGTCAGGATCATGTGTGTCCAAACCACAATATCGGCATAGCCCAGGACCTGTGTATGTATAGGAGTGTTGGCACATATATTTATTATACTCTACCCCCTGAAAATCTGAAAAAATTTTTATTTTGAGAAAATCTGAATATTTTTCTTAGATGTATGATATGTAATTTTAAAAATAAAAAATAAAAAAAATAGTGAGCACACTAGAGGGGTTGCCCCCTACTAGGCCTGCCCCTGTAGATAACCATCTATGCTTAATAGATCACAAGTTACCTTAACTCTTTGATTTTTGTGTAATGTAGATTTAAACAATTCTATAAAATCTAATACCTCTTGCTTAGTCATAAGGTTAATGTTGCGAGTGTTGCCTTGCATGGTTGTTAGTGTTACCTTCATTTAGATTCCCCTGACTTTTCGTTTCTAATTAGTTTAATAGAATAAACTAATGCAATAGAGCCAATTAGTAGCCATGTAGGCAACTCTACCTGTAGTCCTATGCTATCAGCATAGATACTAATAAAATCTAAGTTAATGTAGAACTCCATAACTATTTAACCTCTACTTCTCTAATGTTGTAAGTGAAACCCTTACCTAATTTATTTAGTTCTGCAATAACTGCAAGTATTTCTTCTGGCTTGTTAGCCTTTTGATTTACTGCTAGTAATTGGCTACCCTGCCAAAGTGTATAGGTGATAGTCATTTATTCACCTACCTTAGATAGTGATAGGTATCGCTTAGCAATACGCACCGCCATAGGGTTGAGAATAACTTTTCTACCCTCATAGGTAGGAGGATACTTATAGTTAATGCGAGCAGCAATTCTGATAGGTATCATCTTAGGTTGTGGCGCATAGCCACCTGCCTCTAGACCAAAGTCCTTAGCAATATCAGAACGAATTTCGTTATAGTAGTTATTTAATGTAGTCATTTGAGACCACCTTTCTTTTAGTTTAGTTAGCGATTTGCTAACCTTTTTGCTGACCTAGGTTATTTGCTCTTATTTGCTAGGCTCACCCTTTAGGGGGTTATTTGCTAGGCTCAGAGGCTCACTAGGATTTATTCTATATTTAATTTTCTATGTCGTAAGACTATCACACATACCCTGAAAAGTCAAGGCGACACGCCGTAGGCGTGGTGTGAGATAGGTCACAGTCCAAAGATAACGCATAGGGCGAACGCTATGCCTACGCCAATAAAGGCAGGGTAGGGACCGCCTAGATCTCCGTTTTCGTTGATCCAGTCCATAAGGGCTAAGAATGGGTTTGTCATTTGATGACTCCTTTTTTTAATGTGATAGACCTTGTGTCTATCGCTTTTCTTGACCTAGGTTATTTGCTCTTATTGGGAGGCTCACTAGGATTTGTATTTAATTGTTATAGTAGTAATACTAGCAGACATTTGTCTAAAAGTCAAGCCCTTAGCGTGTGGTGTTGGTCACATTCTAGGGGGTACTATCTATAGCGCTATTTAATTGTTATAGGAGTATCCTATCACATACCCTGCCAAAAGTCAAGTCCTAGCACGGCGTGTCGCATGTGATATACGCCACACGACAAATGGTGCAAATCGGACATTGACTCGGGGCAAAAAAGTTATCCACATGATGTAGATCACATTCAGAATTGAGCGTAAGTTATCCACATGACCTACATCACATTTCAAAATGTCCGTTTTGGTATGATTACCCGTCAGTAGATGTCAGACCCCCCTGCTATACTTCTAGGTATAGAAGGTTGAAAAAGAAGTAAACCCCCTAAAGAAAGGAAGTCAAAATGACTTCATTAAACACAATGTGTAAAACACATATTCCATTTGTCCCTGCTATCTCATCAGTAAATGATGACCAATTTACATTCTGCATGGAATGTGAAAATAATATTGAGCGTTGGTATAACGATACTGACCCTGAGCGTCTACCAATGTGGACTGATTGGAAGGTATCTAAATAATGAACCTTGATGAATATAAAAAATTCGTAACTGATAAAAAAAGAATGTCACGCATTGATGCGATGGCAATTCTTGCAAATGCTAAAAAGCAAAATGAACTTATCCACTCTCAAAAAGAAAATGAGGAAAACTAATGAACGCTATTTATTCACTTAAATCTATCTGCGGAAAGAATACTTTCTATGTAGATCCATATGAAGTAAACTTTAACCCTGAAGGTGCAATTTGTTGCGATAATTGCAATTCAATTTTAATCTGCCGTAAGGCTTGGGACTTTTTATATAAAGGAGTTAAATAATGACCAAAATAAATTGTAAAGGTTGCGATGAATTCGTGATTGAACTTCCTGATGAGGAAGCAGAATTTTTAACTGCAATGTGTGAAAGATGTTGGGAGTAACAAATGCCTGCTGATATGCAATTACTTCAAGAAATAAAATCTATAGCGAAAGAAATTCGCAATGGAGATGCAGATAGTGGAAAATCTTTTTTGATTGGTTATATGTGGGCAACACTCACAACAAAACAACAAAACGAAATTGCAAAATCATTTCGTGAAGAATTAGCGGAGGTGAATGAGCGATGAAAGAATTTTATTTAAATGGTAACGCTGCATTCTTTTTTTTATTTGGTTTATTTATTTATTCAATTTGGTTGCACTTAACAGAATGATAAAAATAGTTTAACCTTCAACTAAAAATGACTCGGGGCACGACACGCCCGACCTCGTGATCAGTTATCCACATGACGCACATCACATTTAATTTTAAGCGTAAGTTATCCACATGATGTAAGTCACATTTCTAAATGTCCGATTTGATAGCATTACTGGCTAGTAGATGTCAGACCCCTCTGTTATACTTTCTAGTATAAAGATTGAACTATAAGTAAATCTCTTAATGAAAGGAGTTCTCATGAACTCATTAACTACTATGTGTAAATCACATGTACCTAATAAAATTGCTAAGTCATTCCATAATGACACATGCTACACATTCTGCGAAGTATGTGAAAACAATATAGAAAGTTTCTATATTGAATATGATAGCGACCGCTTATCTATGTGGTCAGAATGGCAGGTGTCTCTATGACTCTTGTATTGTCCCCTCTAATGTTTAATAAAACATTTATGCGTTCTACACAACAATTTATGTGTTGTGAAGAAATGCAATACCGCATTTATTGTGACGCACACTTTGCGTTTCAAGGTTGTCAATATTGTGAATTTAATATTGACGCTACAGAATGTGAGTGTGAAAACTAATGCAAAAAGAAATGATAATGCTTTCATGCATGATTTGCGAAGAGCCTACTGTAGAGGTTGCTCTTGAAGATGCAAAACTTTTAACCGCTACTTGTCAAGAATGTTGGGGGTAACTCATGAATTACTATGACGATTACTACGAAAATCCAGAGCCAGTATATGCTGGGTGTTATTGCAAAATTAATTCTGTATGTGCAGAATGTAAAAGGAGTTACAATTAATGAATCTTGAAGAATATAAACAATATGTAGAGGCGCAACGCCTTTCATCATTAGCAATTGCGCTTGACGCAATTCGTAAATCATCACACATTCAAAAAGAAATGGAAAAAGAAACTTATGAT